CCTATAACGTCACGGTCGAGTTGAATGTGAAGGATGTCTATCCAAACGAAGATGCAGATGAACTGTCCGGCGATTGGGCGTGATTTCAATAGCAAAAACATGGATGAAGGATGGGTGTGTAATTACCCATCCTTTATTTTATATCCAGAAAACTCTGATTTTTCAAGTTATGTAAAAAACTGGATTTATTTTACGAACCCCCTTGCGTTCCGAACTCCATTGTGGTATACTGTAGGTGTTCTGAGGGACGAAGGTTCTTGAGTGAGAGCCAAAATCCCAGAGGATGGGAGAAGGAGAAGCCCATGAGTTCTCCAATAGGAGCAGTAGTTATGGCGAAGTCCACGAAAACCACGAAGACGAATGGCGCGACCTGGGAGATGGTTGGCAAGTCCACCAATTCCAAGAAGATCAACGATGCGCTCAAGGCGTGTGGTCTGAACTTTGAGGTTGAGAAGCGGCCGATTTTCTTTGGTCCGGACATGAAGGGCATCAAGGACAAGTTCGCCACCGTGCGCACCGACAAGGAGGGGTACATGGGGATTGTTGGTGCTGGCTATGAGATTTGCCAGAACGAGACCGCGTTTGGATTCGCAGACTACATTGACCCGAACCTGACTTTCACCCGTGGTGGTCTGACCTACTCCGGTCTGTGCTGGGTGGTTGGCAAGCTGCCTGCCATCAAGATTCTGGGCGAGGACTACACGCCCTGCATTGTCCTCCAAAATTCCTTCAATGGCAAGTACAAGGTCCGCGCCAACATCGTGGCCGTGAACGCCGCGAACTTCGCCCAGTTCAACATTGGCTTCAATGGAATCACGAACACGATTTCCATTCTCCACAAGTCCTCGCTTCCCGCGCGCATGAAGCAGGGTCAGGCCGCTCTGGTGACGGTCCGCGAGTACATGGATGGTCTGCGCAAGGCCGCAGAGAAGTACGCCACCATCAAGATGGACAAGGAGCAGATTGAGCTGTTTGTGTCCCTTCTGTTCCCCATCCGCGAGAACATGAGCGAGACGACCAAGGCCGGCATCCTGAAGAAGCGTCAGGAGTTCACCTCCTGCTTCAATGACGCAGGAAACAAGGCGCACCGTGGAGATGCCTGGGGTCTGATTCGCGCCTACGCCGACTACACCACGCACACCGTGTCTGGCACGAAGACCAAGACCTTCGAGCGCCGGTTCATGGACACCACGATTGGAAAAAACACCTTTGGTGGGTTTCTGAAGAAACTTGAGACCGTGACCGGAAAGAAGGTTGCGTAATGACAATCTAGGTTGATCTGGGTGGGATGTTTTAATCCTTTCTGTCCACCCAGGTCAACATAATCCTTTAACAGGAGAGACAAGAAAAATGGACAAAGACCAGAACAAGAAGACGCATGTGCGATATGCCGTGCATTACAACGACCGAAACTACGAGTACGAGTTCCACAGCGCGAAGAAGCATTTTCTGAGGAACCACGCAGACGTACTGAACGTGCTTGAATACTGCGTCTCGCAGGACTTGAAGAAGGATCTTTACAAGCCGAGCGAGAAGTTGTATAATTTCAGTGTGATTCGGCTTGTGAACGATGAACCAGATCCCAATTGGGAGATTGATGGAGGAGTCAAATACCATGAGTCCCTCAAGAACGTCATCATGCAGTTTGTTCTGGATTCAATCAAGCGGAACTCGTAAAACGCAGAAGGTCACATGAAGGAAAGAGAAGACGTAATAAGGCGAATGGGGACTGTCACCAAGGTGCATGGTGGAACATACGAGGTTGAGGACAACGACACCAAGATGAAGATACTGTGTACACTCAATGGCAAGATGAAGATGAACTCAATCAAGTTGACGCTTGGAGACAAGGTGGAGATTGAATTGTCCCTATATGATCTGACAAAAGGCAGAATCGTGTATAGACAGCGATGAGATTGAACTGAGAAAGAGGGAGAGAAAAGAGACGCATGGTTGGAAAATTACTAACCATGTTTCTCTGCTTAAGTAAACTGTACATCGAACAATTGCGTGTGTACTGGAACGATTCCATCGCAGACGTTTCTCACGAATTGCGTGACCGAGTTCCTCAACTGCTCCTTGTACTTCTCCAATGTCCTTTCTTTGTCAGTCATGTCCTTTTCGTCCTTGCTTGACTTTGCGAGGTTGGAGTTCTCAACCACAACCGAGAACACGTTTGACTTGTGCTTGATGCCAGACTCGAACTTGTTGATGTTCTTGACCACCTCAACCATCTGGTACTTCAACTCCGGCTCTGGATTTTCCCTTCTGGCTATGTATCTCTGGTCTGGATCTGGCTTGTTGTCCCCATTCACGTCAATGAACTCGTCAAGATATCCAATTGCCACGTCTGTCTGCTTGTAGAAAAGCGACAATTGGTTGGAGCAAGAACCCATCCCAATGTAGTCGCGGCCAAAGGCATGGAGCATCTTGACTCCATCTTTCTCGTTTTCCGTCCATCTGTTGTGACTTTCATCCCAACAATCAAGCCACATGTTCATGTCGTATCTTGCGTCCAGAACAGACTTGGTTGTGAACACATCGCCATACAAGTCTCCAGTGGAGTAGTTGTTCTTGTACTCTATGCCAGATGTGGTCACGTTCTTGATTGAAGACTCCAATATGGTCTGATACGCCACGTTGTCCTTGTACTTTGACACTTGCCAGAACTGCTCCAATCTTCTTTCCCTCTCGCTTTCGCTATCGTTCACATAGTCGGCGAACGTCAACTGGATTGGCGTGTCTTTCAATCCAGTGTCAAGTCTGATGTCTTTCAAGACAATTCCGGATTGGCGCAATCTGTTGGCATATTCAACCTCCGCGTTTCTCTTGGCAAAGTCCACTTGATAGTGTATTCTGACAACTATCTGGATATCGGTGGAATCCACGGCAAGATGGTCTATTGGAAACTCGAAAGGATAGAACTTGTTTTTTACATATTCCTCCTTCTCCTCCCCAATCGCGTATTGTTCGTTGACGAGTATCTCTGCCTCCATGTCCCCTTCCAGTCCTTCGGCAAACTCGCACATCCAATCGAACTTCAACTTCAAGTGGTTGTAGTCAACGCTTCTTGGAATCGAGACATGCAAGATTCTATCCTCTCCTGAAATGAACGTGTCGTACAAGTTGAAGCGGAATCCAACTCCTGTCTTGACCTTCTCCTCATCATTCACATAGTTCTTGAACACGTATTTTCCATTGGAATATTCTCCGGTTTCCTTGTACAGTCCTTGTCTCAATTCCCTGTACATGTCTGGATTCAGTCCAATTGACTTCAACAACATGCCATCCTGGGAATACAGCACAATGTTGGTTGGGGAATAGGTGGCAAGTTCAATCTCATACGACCCAATTCCATTGCACTTCAACTCTGACACGTTGTTTCCATATGTGTCTTTCAAGGAAACAAGAGTCCTGTGGTTTCTTTCGTTGAACCACTGCTTGAATTCGGAAATGGTGGAACTTTCCCCTTCGCCTTGGCTTGGTTGGAACAACGTCAACGTATTTGGAAAATGATATGGATCATCATAGCCATTCACCACCGCAAGACCATTGCCAAAAAAGCATCCTCCATTCTCCATCACGTCAATCAATGGAGACATCATGTACAGATTGTTCCCAACTTGGGCTACGGATTGGAGACAGTCCTTGTAGCTCACCTTTCCTTGAAACGTTATGCATCTTGACCTCTCAAGAAAATCGTCCACATCAACGTCAGAACGCAACCTCAATTGGTTCACGTACAAGGACTTGTCTGACATCTTTCTGAATGGAAACAGAACGTTCAATTGGGAAATGTTCTCTGGTGGCTTGTTCTTGTCGTCATTATCCTCAATCAGCTTCTTTCCATTCAAGGCATGGAGATAGGTCTTTCCACTGGACACGGACATGTCTTCGGGTGCCATGTCAAGCGTATCGTCCATCATGTACAACTCCTCATGCCCACATTCCTTGAACTTGGTCTGAAGGTCAAGATTGAAGTCAACAATGTATTCATTTATCCGGACAATATATTTATCCATCGTCAGGTCATCTTTTGGTGGTGGCTGGAAATCTGGATACACTTTCTGCCACTTGGAAATGAATGCTGGAATACCCGTCATCCTTGAATCCAATGATGGAATCAGGACAGGAAAATCCTCGTCAACCTGGTTAAGAACCAAGGCGTTGGCGGTCTATCCACTGTAGAGTCTGTCTATGTTGAGAACATATTTCTTCATACAAGGTATTTACCATTTTAACAAAGATGTGGTAAATACATCTATCATGGACAACGAAAACAAGATAGACATGCTCAATTACTGGATTGAGGAACTTGTCAAATACTTTGACGAAATTGGTTTTGAATACCAACCAATGCCAAGGATAAGACTTGACCAGACACCAAATCCGGAGGACGAACTTTTCATCAAGACCGGATATTACGACCCGTCAAGCAACGAGTTGGTGTTGTTCATAGACAATCGGCACATCAAGGACATCTTAAGGACATTCTGCCACGAAATGGTTCACCGAAACCAGAACATCGTCAATCCAAGGCAGTTCGCAATGTCAGAGGGGGACATGCCACTTGCCCAAGCACCAATGTTGAAAAAGATAGAAAGCGAGGCGTTCTTGAAGGGGAACCTGCTGTTCAGGCAATTCACGGAAAGATATACGCATTGACATGTCAACGATAGACATATTCAACAAAACAGAAATGGCGTGGATTTCTGTCCACGCCACTTTCTTTTACATGAGAAGCACAATCAAAACTCATCATTGATAATTTCCTTCAGTTTGCCGGGCTTCACCTTCTCAAGTTCAACGCAGTTCTCAATGAGTTCGCGGAGAAGATCCGCGTCGCCCAATTCAGCAAGATTCCAGAAACTATCCTGAATCATCCACACAAGTTCGTCTTCTCTGTCAGCCATGTCAAGCACGTCCTCCTGAAGACCCTCGTTGTAAATGTCATCATCGTCAGTCCCATCAACTTCACAGGCGTACTCGTACACTTCCTGGGCAGTTCTGTTCATTTCATCCGCCAACTCATTCCAGTCAAATGTCTCATCAACGTCGTCCAGATAGGACAAGGTGTCGTAAACTTCTCCTGTATCGGGGTCATAGGGCATGTCAAAATCAACGTCCAAATCAGACTGCATTGCGTTTCTGAAAGACTGTTGCCCAATCTTCCACGCAATTGAACCATCTTCGCCATCGTCATGCCAACCCATGCAAATGCAAATGTCGTTCTTGGCAGTCTGACCAACTGAAAGGTGGCAACAACCCATGTTCTCCTCCTTCAGCCATTCATACCACTTCTTCACAGTCTTTCCATCAATCTTCTTTCTGGTTGAACTTGACTCATTTACAATTTTCCTGAAATCCATTTTCTTTTGCCTCATTGTTGATTCACATTCTATTTACCAAAGTTCATTTCCTTTTGACAACGCCCAATTCAATTGCCCTATCCACCATTGCCTATACAAGTTCCTGGAGGTCTGGAACCTTGACAACCCTTATCTTCACAGGCTTGCCATCCTCAAGATACTGGAAGTGGTGGAGTTCCTTGCTCACAACGGCATCCTTTGGAATCTTCCCAGAATCCTTCGCAGCCCATTCGTAGACGTTCAACTGAAGCGCGTACTTGTTGTAGGAGTTGTTGTTCAAGTTCTTTGTCAGTTCGTCTATGCCAACCTTTCCAGTGGGAATATCGTCAAGCTCCTCGCCATTTGTCTTCCAGTCAACCAATGTCCACACGCCATTCTTCTTCATGAGCAAATCGAACTTGCCACCAACTGTTGCCGAACTTGCATGAAGGGAAACCTCGCTTTCAACGTCAGTCGCCCCTTCCACAAGATTTTTGGCGTAGTCGTAAATGGCTGTGTAAACGGCCACCTCCTTGGGATTCTCTCCTTCCTTTGATGGTGGTCTGCCGTTTACAGCATCGTCCGCAAGCATGTGCGCGTACCTTCCAACATGGGTCTTGTCCAAGTTGCTTCTCTGCCATTCTTCCTCGGCTTGCGTGAATGATATGCCCTTCTCCTTTGCCATCCTCCCGATGAACTCCTCCACATCAAACGGTGGGTCGAAAAAGTGTGAGACGAATGTGTTCGCGCCCATGTCCCTGACCTTTGGCTCAGTCAATGGTACGGTCTTGCGCAGGAACTTCAAGAACCTCTCATCGTTGTCCACCACTTGCCTCACTCTGAGGACTATGTCGGAACCTTGTGGCTCGTTCCACTTGTCCAGCAACTCAACACACCTCAAGGTGAGAGTCTGAATCTAACCTTCTGACAGGGACTTGATGTATTCATCAACTTGCTCAGTTGGGTCTTTCTTCACTTTGGACTCCTATACCAAGTTCAATCTACTCTTTATTTCTTCAATCAGGTCGTTCTCCCCAATCAATCTTGAGATACCTCTATAGACATATGTTGTGAGTTCATCCAATGGTATCTTGTGGAACTTGACAATTTCTGGAATTTTCCTGCCCTTGTCGTCGAAGAAATAGGAATGACACTTCAATGTCTTCACATCTGGCAGAGGATTCATCACTGAAATGTAGAACCTCAATGTATCTTTCTTAGTATATTGCAAATCAGACGATATCTGTTCAAGGTTCGCAAGATGGACGCCACATTCCTCAAAGGTCTCTCTCTTTGCTGCTTCATCCAAGTCCTCGCCAACTTGAGCATGACCCTTCATCAAGTCGCAACAATTCTTCTGCTGACCAATATGTTGAAGAGCTTGACCAACAATGACATCACTCCCATCAGTAAGAATCACTGCAACCCTCTTGTTGGAGTCAATTGGATTTTCTGCCTGCTTTGACGATTCAGCAACCCGTTTTGATGTCTTTTTCTTCTTTTGCGTCTTCTCTGGCATACTTTCAAGAAGAAATTCAGAATCAGCCCACTTGTACTTTTTCGCAAGTTCTTCCTTCAGTTTTGGAGTGGTTGTCCAATTCAACTTCTTTTCGTTCTTCGTCAACACGACATCAAACTTCTAAAACACATCCTTTGCCAGTTCGCACTTTACGAGAACAAGTTGCTTGTCTCCAAACTTGCATCCAATATCTATTGGCTTGTCCAATTTCATGGAAGTGAGCTTCAATCCGCCATCAACTTGCAATGGAATCAATTCTTTTGGAACATTGTAGCAGTCCCATGGATAGTCCTTCGTCTCTGCACCAATCTTCAATCCACAATCAAGATGTCCAAACCTATAGCCCATGTCAACCATCTGTTGTATAAACTGATTTTGCGATGGTCTATAATAATGCTTGTAGTGGTCAACTATTGGAAGGTTTGACCGATATTTTGCGTCTATCGTCTTGTTGTCGTGTATGACAATGTTGTAGAACACGCCATCACTCATCCGCAACTCCTGACCCTTGTCGTCCATTCCATCATTGGAGTTGTATTTCATCAACAGTCTATATACCCGCTCCTTCTCCTCTGTTTTATTTCCATCAAACAGCTCGTTCATGTCCACCTAATCATCATCTAAGTTCTATGTCTCGCCTTTTAGATATTCAACCAGTTCAGGGTCAGTTCTGTCCACATCTTCCCAAGTCTTGCCAGCATCCTTTGACATTCTCACTGGCTCCAACGCATATGGATTCCAGCCAACATAGACCTTTCCATCCATGCGCCCCTTGTAGACAAATCCTGCAAATGGAGACTTCAATGTTCCATCTTTCTTTTGATAATACTTTCTTGAACACATCTTGTAGAGTCTCATCGCCTATGTTGCTGTGTTCTCATCTTGAGATTCGGGCGTTATATGCTGTATCTCATCGTCTGTGAAGTCAAGACCCATCCTTTTCACCTGATCTCTCACGAATGTAGCAAACTTCGCGTTCCTCCCCTGTTTGGTCTTCTTGTACTCGTCGAACAAAAGGAACAGAACCTTTGATGTTGGAACCCTGAACTCGAATATATTGTCGCCATATATCTTCGCCCTGAACTCATTGGAGTATCCAATCTCAGCCTTGTCAGAGAAAGGTGGCTCTATCACAGCATACGAGGCGAACCCATAGTTTGAACCACCAGAGTTTCCAAATGTCAGCATCTTCTAGATGTAGAAATTGAAGAGATTGGAGTCCTTGGATGAAGTCCAAACTGTGAGGTAATCACCCTCCACTGATTCGTTCACTTTCGACCTAACCTTGTTGTGTATGTGTTCTTTATTGGCCATTGTAAACTCATTCGGGACAATCTTCAAGAAATTGCCATGTCCATCTCCAATCACATATCCCTCTCCTAGACTGGGCTTTCCTGATGTGAATGTCATCACTGGTGGCTTGCATTGCTGAACGATGTCCTCCTTCAACTGCATATAGGCAAGAAACGCATCTTGGACCGATTCAGCGTATTCACCATCAATATCGTCGTCCATTCCTTCACAAGAGGACATTATCTCGTCTGCTATGCCAACGCCAGTGCGAAGAGCCTTATCTATGGCTTTCCCAATGTCCTCGTTGAACTCAGGCGCTATCTCCATCGCCATGTCGTTGACCTCTTCAAGCCTCGTCAGGAACCCTCCTCTATCTCCACCAAACTCCGGTCGAATGTCCATTGGGGCGATAGCGAACACCTTGTCTGATGGACGAGACAACAAGGCTTCATCCACATCAGATATAGAGATGACATTGAATCCACCATCCACCAAACTATGCAAGTATATTCCAAACTCCGCCTGTGCCACCCCCGGGAACGAATCTTCATCAAACTCGTATGTCAACGTGTTTGGGGTGCAAACTACGGACTAGCCAGAAGATTCCTTGGTGTAGGGTGTGAACAGCGCATCTCCCCACAACATGCATCCTGGCTTGACTTTGGGAGCAAGATACTTCAATGCGTACTTGAATGCATCAATTCGCCCCCCAATAGTGTCGGCGTCATAGTTCTTCTCATTCGCAAGTTGGTTTATATCGTCCACCGAAGCCATGACATTCTTTGGTTTTCCCCTTTGCGCTTGCTTCACTATCGTCTTGAAGGACACGCCAGGGGATGGAAGTCCTGGAAAGTCAGACCACATGACTATCGCAGGGGAGCCATCAACCTTCGTCACTGCACCTTCTCCATCAAGGAACTTCCTCATCAACACATGGAGTTCCTTGAACTTGCCTTTCTTGAAATATGTCGCAACACCATCCATCTGCCATCACTCCTTGCCATCAAGGAATCTTGCTTTCACATCATCGTAAAGACCTATCTCCTTGAACAGTTTGATTGCGTCCTGTTGAACGCCCTTCTTGCATATCTTCCCCCACTCCTTGTTCCATTCGTTCTGAGATACATTGAGCTTGCCTTTTGTCGCCTTTGCGAACGCCTTGAGCGTTTCCATGGTGTCTTTGGTTGGAGGCCAGCCGAATGTGGAGATGAACCTGACGCACCTCATCACTGGACCAGGTTGCTTTCCCTTTGGCATCTCGTTCTTCATCAATTCAGTGAGGTTGATGACCTTCCGATTGATGTCTCCGATGCCATCGAATGGGTCTACAATCTCCCCAGTCAACACATCCTTTGCAAGCGCACCCATCGTCAAGTCTGACTTGTATAGCAAATCCTCCACATCCATTCCCTTCGCCAAGCATCCAGTCTCATACTGCTCGCCATCTATCACAGGAACCACTATAATCCTCGGCCCTCTGAAGCGAATGTCGTCGGTGTCAAAGAGTTTCGCGTACTCCTTGTAGTACATTGTGGTCAGAAGGTCGTAGTCGTTTGGTGTCTTGCCCATCAACTCGTCCCGAACTGCACCGCCAAGGATATACAGCTTGTCTGGCTCCCCAGTAAGTTCGTTGATGTGTTCAGACACCTTCTTTGCCATGTCCTTGACAACCTCATATGCCTGTTCTGAAGACACCTGCCCATGCAGCTATGAACTTCCCTTTGAGTACACAGCCTTGATGTCGTTGAACATCTATGTTCCATACTTCTCGTTGTCTTCCTCTGTCCCAAATGGACAATGGTCTACGAAAGACACCAAATCGTCATCCCTCACATGCTCACGCATCTTGGTGGCAGAGTAAGATTGGAATGTCCCACGCTCCATAGCCTCAACAACCTCAAGTTCAACATCTTGAAGTTCACCTCTATCCTGATATTTCTTGAGAAGATCCTTGCACAACTTCTTGTACGAATCAACCCTGTCGCTCCCTGCATAGAATGTGACTTTCCCACCACCATTCTCTTGACACTCAAAGCACTTGTCTCTGATGAATTCATATATCGTGAACACTGGCTCGTCGGACACCTCCACATTCTTAAAATCTCTCGTGGCGAGTTTCATGTACTTGAGCTTCTACTTGAACTTGAGTGGATTCTTGTCCGTATCCGATGTGATGGTCAATCCAATGTACGCAATACCATGGTTCTTTTTCGTCTAATCGCTCAAGAACTTTATGGTGTTGAGATGCCCAATGTGGACAGGATTGAACCGTCCAACGAATATTGATATGTTCTTCATGTACAAATCCTCATGACATTGATTATTTACCAATTACGAACATGAATGGTAAATAGTCGAAACAACATTTTGTTGAAAAAATAGATAGAGAACTTGAACGATGTCATTCATGAATGAAGATATGTCAGAGTTGGAACATGCAGTAGAAATGATGTCTGCAAACGAGTTGCAGTCGTTGTTGTCTCCAGAAGAAGCCACCATGGAATCTGACAAATCCATCTCTTCATCAGAAGATGGATTCGAGCCAAACACCATAGACGAATACTTCGACCTTCTACAGGAAGTAGATGGATTGGACATATAGATTGTCCAAGTTAGGAAGGACTATCGGGTTCTTCAAGTAAATTCCCCAGACCCCAAAGCCATGAGAAAGGAGTTGGAGATGGTAATCGGTCCGAAGCTTGGAATAGACTTCGTCGTGCCTAGGAAGACGAAGAAGGATGGATATACGCTTGAGATACCAACATATATCGACGAAGAAATGGAGGAGGAAGGGGAGCCGATAGTAGTGAGAATAAGGAAGGGTGGAACGCATAGGGCAGGAAGGAAGAACGAACTTGACTTCCAGAAGTTCATCTTCAACGAGATACAGAAGAATGGCATGTGCCACATTGACATATCCGACAACCATGGAAAACGTGTCGTGCTTGACATAGTGGAGGTCATTGACTCGGCCCAAATCCATGGCAAGGATGGGAAGGTGTGCAGGACCGACACCACCGTGAAGTTGGCAGATGGCTCAACATATGGCATCTCCCACAAGAAGACGAACGCCACATACGTCTGCAAGGTGAAGAAGATGTTCCACGAAATCCTGGCTGGATGCGCGAGGATTCTGAGGAAGTACGCAAGGGAGAATGGACTCGGGTCTGGGGACTACATGGACGTCCGAATCACGAACAAGGAACTACTCAACCTCTGTTGGTTCGGTACAGACATAACGAATGGAGCAGTGTTCATTGGAGATTTCGAGGGAATGTCAAGTGGAACCCAGAAGATAGAGAGGATAATAGAGAAGACTGACACGGACGTGATTGAGAACTTCCCAATCTACACAAAGTGGAAAATCAAGAACAGCGCGTTCACCCTGATATTCTGTGGCGTGTCGGTAGCGTCAAAGGAGGGCAAGTGGATAGTGGATGGCGTTGTTGTTCCTGGAATCAACGCCCCTCTGCCAAATGGAAGACACTATGTCACAGGAAACGAGCCAAAGAAGAAAAAGCGCAGGAGGAAAAAGAGAAGAACAGTGAAGGAAAGTTCAGACGAAGACTCCAGATGGCTCTTCCTTGAACGCACAGAGGACATGTGGGACACGATAGCATGGTGCGCGGAGAACCACAAGATGGTGTGGTTGAAATACGAGACCGTGGATGGAGAGACGATTTCCAGAAGGGTTGCGCCATATTCGTACAGAACGAGAAGGACAAAGGTTCGAGGGCAGGCTACATACTTCTATGGACAGGACTTTACCCCGGGAGAAGACAACACAATCAAGTGCTTCCTCGTTGACAATTGCATCCAGGCGAAGAAGTCCCCAACCTCGTTCTCGCCAAAGTTCACAATTGAAATCAAGCAAGAGATTGACAGGCTTGAAGATCAGAGAAGGAAAGAGGAGCAAGAGAAGGAAAAGGAGGAACAGAAGATGAAGGCTCGTCATCAGGACAGAGAGAAGGAGCAGGACGCGAAGCAGAAGACAAAGGACGATATGGAGAACTACAAGAGCACTCCAGTTGAACCAAAGCCAGAACCCAAGAAGGACGATGGACAACAACAACAGAAGAAAGAGCCTGAACAACAGAAGGTTGACGTCGTGAAGACATCGGAGAAGCCAGACGAGCCAGAGGAACCAGAACAGCCAGAAAAACCCCTTCCCCCTCCTGAGAAAGAAGAGGATGAGATACAGGAACCAGAGGAAGCTGGAAATGGGGATGGAAATGGGGATGAAGTGAACATTGACACGAATCCACCAGATGCTGACAATCAAAACGAAGAAGACATCCAGATAACAGACGATAAGGGTAATGTCATGAAGGAGAACTGGATTCCAATGTCAAAAATACATGCACATAAATAATAAAAATCCCCTCCCCTTGTTATTGAAAAAACATCCCTCGAAAAACATCTGTTGAAAACATCCCTCGAAAAAGCAGATGATCGGATACATCCCCGAAACATCAATTACCTCGAAGAGGTAAACATATTCTCATCTTAGAGCTGGCTTGCTGGTCGATAGAGCAGCAAGCGTGGAACGAAGTGGAACTTCCGCGAAAGCGATAACAGATTAAGGCAACAAAGGAATAACCAAGGCAAATCCAATTTTGGATTCAGTTTTTGATTTGAAAACTTGAACTATGCCGATATCGGCATAATCTGTTGTTGGCATCTTCATCTTCACTCATAATGTATTGTTTTTTCCATCATTTGGATTTGCATTGGGATGTTTCTTTCCAACATGAACCCATCAACTATGGTTATTTTCCAACATTCTTGAACTTAGATTCAACAATAATGTTCTGGTTATTCAATATCCAATTAATTATTATTTCCAATATCTGTTTTGTATCTTCATTGATGGGTTATTCAATATTGGATTTCATTTACCCTCCAAATGAAGAAAAATCTCGTGTATGAGTGAAATTGATTTTGATTGTCACAATTGATGCATGGCATATTATGTGCATCAGGGCAGTAACGACAACAAGATTGTTGTTGAAGTGTGGTCAAATGACCACAGAGCATATTACGAAATGGGAAATGGTTCAATGTAAAGCAGACCTGGATTTGGAGGTGTTCGCCACTCCAATATGATGTTGACTCTTACAGAGACAGCATAAGCGGGGATGCCTCCCCTCGTCTTCCATGTCTTTTCCCTGACCTGTTGTCAAGCAGGCGGACAGCTTTCTCCACTGCCCTTGCTTGGAAAGCCTTTCGGATCTCTGACCTTGCCTGCCTGCTGCGTCTGTTGTGGAGGAGATGCCCGACCCAATCAAGCATGGAAGGGTCAAGAACCTCCCCCGACCAGAAGGTCAGGTCTTTGGAGATGTCCATTTTTGTCTTTTCTGAGTTTTCCAGAAGGAAGAGACAGGCTTTTCCAATTGCCTCTTCCATTGTTCTGGACGTAAAAATTGCCTTTGACTGTACGAACGCGCCACTTGTCTTCTTGAAGCCCATGCCATTCCTTGCGCATTGGGACTGAACCATCTTCATGAAGCCATTTGCCGAGATGAAGCATGGTCTGGCCGTTCCATCCAGTATCTTGTTCTTGTTGAATTCAATCAAGGAGCAGTTGAAGTTTTTGTGGCTCCTTGACGTTGGGGTTTCAACAACAACTTCCCCAACTCCATATGCTCGGTTTTCCTTGAATATGCAGGAGAGGACTTTCCTTGAAGTGGATTCCGCCAATCTCAAGCACTTCTTCTCTAGTCTGGACGCAAGTTCAGTCTTTCCCTTCCACTTCAAGTCCTCAATCTGGGGAAGTATCCTTTTTGTTCCAGAAAGTTCATCCATCCTGTACGTCCTGGAGTGGATTTCCTTTCCCTCTCTGTATATGGCGTGATGCACAATCTCGTCTGTTGAGTATATCACGGATCTGACCTTGGAACTTCTCTTTGAGTTGTCTGTTCCACTCAATTTCCGAAGTTCGTCCGATGAATAGGCGAGGGTGACGTTGAACCTTCCAGGCTTGCTTGTCTTCGCCAGAGTGACCGTAACAGGCAGTTTTCTCCTTTCCATTCCATCTATTATGGATGCAAGGTGTGAAAGTCCTTTCTTTGAGAACCTTGTGCCTCTGAAACTGAATCCAATTTTCCTTCTGTTCAGGGTGAATGTCATTTCCATATCGTCAAGGTTGAACTTGAACTTTGGATTGCCATTTTTCCTTTTCCTTCCAGTCACTGTTAGGGAGGCGTTTCTGGTCAGTTGGAACTCGTCCTTTGTGATTTTCCTCCTTGACCTTAACTCCATGTCCCCAAAAGATGGAGAGTCCTTTGATGTCAACCATCTTGCCTTTTTGCCCTCGAACGACATGTGGGTTCTGTATCCCGACATCGTGGCATCGTGGACAAGAACTGAATCCAGGAAATATCCTTTTGACCTAGCCCATTCTCCAACCACGTTCATTGTTGATCTGATTGGAGAACCCAAGTCCTTGTCAATCTGCCAGAAGGGATTTGCGTTTTTTAGACCCCGAAGCCTCTTTCTGTCATAGGCTTCCTTGCGCATCTTTCTCCACATTTCCTCAGACATGCAGTCTGGACATTCGTACTTGTACGCTTTTCCATCCTCTATGGCGAAATCCAGGAACCTTGGAGTTGATTTTCTTTTCTTTGGCTTTTTCTGGGACTTAAGCGCGGAGCGGAGGTTCATTTCCTGGAACCTCTTGAAAGCGCATCTGGCAACTGAGTTCCAGGTCTTTATAGTGGAGTCAATCTCTGGAACAAGGGAAGGATCAAGCAATTCAACGTTCCTCAAAGTGATTGAGGTTGTTTCGATTGCACTTTTCCTATGTCCTTTTCTGGTTGCCATTATATGTCGAATTATACAAAATATCGAGGTTGAACGAGAAGTATTTACATTGTGGCTTGGTTGTTGTATACTTAAGTTGAGGATTTTAATATGGCAGAAGCTGACGAAACGAACACAGAGGTTGAGATAGTTGAAAAGAGGGTGTCCCCTGCGATACAATACTCCAACGAGTTGAAGGAGGACTTGAATCTGACCCTATCCAACTTGAGGGAGAAGTCTCTTACAACCAGTTCCATGAAAGCGAAATGGGTTGGGTACATGGCGAAGGAGAAGGATGCGCTCCAGAGGCTTGTTGCCTTAAGGAACGAGTATCAGAGATCGTTGTTGGCGAAGAACAAGGGCAATGCCTTTGACAAGTTGAAGTCCACCACAGGGCAAGACGATGAGACGTTGAAGAAGATTGACCAGACAAGGAAGAACATTGAATTGTCCCTTGAGGTCATAGCCCAGGCAATTTCATCGTTGAGCGAGTTTGGATATAACATCAAGAACGCGATTGAGGTCATAAAACTGAATGGATGACGGATTTTTGTATAATTATTTATTGGTGAAACTTGTAAATACCTGTGTTCAATGGGTAGATGCTTGTTGAACCGATGATAAGAAAAACAGAAACAAAGAAAACAACAGAGGTAAAGTAAAAATGATGACAAATGCACATGTCGGTATGCCGACAAGTTCAATAATGACGGGTCTCCTCACCCAGAGGAAAGCCCGTGAGTTCTCCAAGAACAGTTCGCAGTTGTTCCTGCGACCAACGGAAGATGGCAAGTTCTACCGCTTGCGTCTGCTCAATACGCAGCCAAACGAGAATTTCGTGAACTCTTCCAATTTCGCCCACTACAGGGATTTTCCCTTCATCATCCAGCACATCCATCAGGTGTGGGAAGAAGTTCCTAATCCGGATGATCCAGAGAAGCCTCGCCACAAGTCGCACACGATTGTCTGCCCCCAGACGGATTACGTCAAGGCGAACAGCACTTTGAGCAAGTCTCAGTGCCCGATGTGCAACGCATATGGCTCCGCGTGGAAGGCGTTCAACGATTCCCACTACAAGAACCTTGAGGCAAAGGCTAAGATGAAGTCCCTTCACAACACCTTTGTTGCCCGCGTGCTTGTGTATGTGGTGAACGACCCCAACTACGATGCCAACAATGGTGCGGTGAAGGTACTCACCCTTGACCAGGATGCGTATACTGCCCTTACCACGCAGATTCAGGCTTCGCAGGGGGCGAACACTCCAATCTGGAACAACGATGCATGCGATTTGTTCTTCACTTGGGGAGACGTTGAGAAGATTGTGAACGAGGGCAAGCCAAACGAGTACAACTTCAAGAAGAAGGGATTCACGCGCATTGGCTTCACGACCTCTCCGAAGCATCTTGATTCGCTCACTGACGAGCTGGTTGATGATGTCCAGTTTGACGCGAACTGGTATCAGGTTCCCACCAAGGAGGAACTGGAGCAGTTCTACGTTGAGCATTTTTCTTCCAGTGCCGTGAGCAATGATGACATTCCGATGGACATTCCACCTGTTGCTCCAAAGGCTCCTGTTGCCTACAAGGAGGCGGTGAAGCCTGCTCCCGCTGTTGAGACGAAGAAGGTTGTTGATGAAGACCCTATTGCGAAAGACGTGACTGAGGACGCGGACGACATCCCAGCTCCAAAGGTTGAGCCTAAGAAGGCTGCCGCTCCAAAGAAGGAGGCGAAGCCCGCGCCAGCCCCTACGAACCAGGAGGACATCAACGCAAAGATTGACGACATTCTCGCGGGGATGTCTCTCTAACAGGAAACCCAAGATGGCGAACTCTAATGCGAAGATACTTCACAGCAGATTTGCATCTTGGGTCAAGTAGAATCCTTGAGCTGTGCAAGCGACCATTTCTGGACAACATCGAGATGACTGACAAACTCATAAACAACTGCAACGAGATTGCCAAGGATTCGGACGATGTGATATACCATGTTGGGGACTTGTACTGTCTCAAGGACGATACTGGAAGACCTGGAATGTTGCTTCCATGGAAGGACACGCAGAAGCGTTTTCATGCCACGGTTGTCAACATCCAGGGAAATCACGATCTGAACAATGGGGTCAAGAGCATGGCAACGTCAATGCGGATGGTGATTGGAAAGATGTTCAACGTTGTATTGTGCCACTATCCATCTACGGATCACAGAAGCAAGTTGCATCTGAAGCCAGGTGACATAAACATCTGTGGACATTGCCATTCTTTCTGGAATGGGGAAAAGTTCCTTGTGGACAAGGAGAACAAGGTTCTGAACATAAACGTATGCACCGACTTGTGGGACTATCAACCAGTAAGCGAGGTCACGCTTGTCAACTACATCAAGCAGATTTTGGCAAGTCATACGCCGGGAATGATGCAATTTTAACTTGGAGGCATTAAAGTATCTTATGAAAAAGAAAGAAACAGAGGAAATGGGGACGTTCAATGTCCTTTTGATTGGCAAGAATCCACATGCCATATCAATCGCAGACAACATCCATTCGTTCTTCCATAAGGGTTCAAGCGCGAAGAACGTGGTGGAGTTCAACATAGTTGACGAATCTCCAACAAGCAACAGTTGGTTCAACGAGTTCATATTTGATTTGACTTCGATTGCGAAGTACAACAACATAGTTGTGTCAAGTCGATTCAAGGAATGGAACGAGGGTGGAAAGACAGACATGGAGCGGATATACATGAAGAAACTGCTCCAGGCGATGAACTTCGTCATCATAGACATATCCAAGCCGAAGGAAAACGAACCAACCGACAGATTTGGTGGTGGTGGCAAGTACGAGCCAATATTCGATTACGATATACCACAGTGCAGGTTCAACGAGGATGTGGATTTCCTTGGAGACGTGATGAATTGGATTGGAGAACAGGTGTCCAAGGTTTCGCAGAAGTTGCCACTTGTGCGTCTGATTCGTTCGTTGTGTGGAAAGAACCTTCCGTACCTTGGCGATGTCTTTGGCTGCTTGTCTGGAAAGAAGTATTCGGGCATAATTGGCACAGACAAGATGAGGTTCGATGCGCCAATATTGTTCGATGAGTTTTGCGCAATATCAAGAGGACATGACTTGAAGGAGATTGAATCTTCCATAATAACCAGAACCAATTCCACGTTGTCTGTGTTTTTCAAGTGAAGAAGGAAGAAAGAAATGGCAAACGAAAAGCAGTTGTTCAAGAACGTCATTCTTGACGAGTTGGGACCAATGAACCCAGCATTTTGCAAGTTCGCGTTGGATTTGCTTGACAAGGTTTCAGAATATTTCTGGGTTGAGGCGGCAAGTTCAACCGGAAAGCATCATCCAGAATATGGTCTGGGCGAAGGTGGCTTGGCAAGGCACTCGCTCATGGTTTACCGATGGTTGAAGTTGTTGCTTGAGGCGAACGAACAAGACATGAAGGATTTTGTTCCTGGAATGGTTGTTGCTTCGCTGTTCCACGATTGCAGGAAAAGGGGTCCGACTGCTGATGGGATATCAGAACACACTTTGTTCGAACATCCAATACTCGCCGCCAAGTTCGTGATGGACGAGTCGGAAAGGTTCTTGAAGGAGAACAGGGAGTTCCTTGAAAACTCCATTGAGGACGAGGATGCGTTCAAGCACAACGTCGCGGTGGCAGTGTCTTGCATCGAGACGCACATGGGGAAGTTCAACACGAGCAAGCATTCGGAAATCGTGCTTCCGAAGCCAAAGACCCCAATGCAGTACATGGTTCACCTCGCAGATTACATCGCGTCAAGGAAATGCACCACTTTTGACTTCAATGCTTTTTTAATGGAGAACTGAAATGACAAAGCCAAAGAAAGACATGACAATTGAGGACTTGAAAAATGTCATTGGAAAGTATAATGACATCCATTACGCATTGTACGAGAATCCAGCGGACGATGACTTGTCTGTTGTGAACTTCGACACAGAGAACATGGAGCAATTTGGCATAGAGGATTATTCCTACAATCACTTGCCAGGACTTGAGAACCTTGACGGATACGAGATGCTTGGAAAAGAAGGAGAATCTACATTTCCCGTTCTCTGGGTCGCAGCAGGTGGAGATTGGGAACTTCCGTTGGTGTTCGTCCTTTTCATTGGGGAGGATGGCAAGCTGCATGGATATGTCCCAGAGGATGGCAACTGCTACAACAGAGAGAAGATGTCAGCCTATGGGAACAATGAAGGAGACCCGGAATATGGTACTGGAGACCAAAGGTATGTATTTGATGTTGAGAAGATGAAGGGCGATATTTTGAACCATTTTCTGTAAATACTTCTTGGACAAGGGAAGATAGGAAAGTATCCATCCAACCAAGTCCAAAAACCAACATGACTGATCACAAAGACAGTCAAGGAGGATTATAATATGTTCGATATGATTAGACCATCGTCCATATGGGACGATATGTTCAGAATGGCTGACGCGCTTACGCTATATCCAGCCAAGGAAAGGAGCCTGGAAAACAATGGTTTGAAACGCCTTATTTCAAGGCCACACAACATCGTGAACGTCAAGGACGAAAAGGGTAACATTGTAGCCCAACGCCTTGAAGTTGTCACAACTCCGTTCAAGAAAGGCGAGGTTTCTGTGGAGGTTGATGCAAACAACATGCTTACCGTGAAGTGCGGCAAGGAAGAGATTGAGGATGACAAGAAATCGGAAGATGGCGAGTCCTACATCTACAAGGGTATCTCCTCTCAGAACTACACCTTCTCCATCAAGTTGGGGGACAATGTGGACAAGGACGCAATCAAGGCGAAGAACGAGGATGGAGTTCTCGTTGTGACCCTTCCGTTCAAGAAGAAAGAAGACGAACCAAAGCAAATCACCAACATTGAAGTTGAGTGAAATCAATCCAGATGTTGATGCGAAGAAGGATCAGGCTGAACGCCTGATCCTTTTGCTTTATTGCAGTGCCACTGTTGTGTCGTCGAACGAAATGGAACCATTCAACAAGTTCAGATCTATGATAATGTATTCAACGGCCTTTATTGGCTTGATTGCCATTTTGCAGTGAAGTTCGTGCCTATCTATGCTTTCAATTGAGTTGTTTGTTGTGTCGCAGACTATTCTGTAGTCGCTTATGCCATTTGTCTTCTGGATGGTCATGAGCATTGATTCCAAGTCGCGTCTGAACCCTTCTCTTGTTGTGGTTGTATGTGGTTCGTACTTGTATCTGTTGGCAATCATTCTTGCTTGTTGCTTTATCCAACACACCATTCTTCTGACGTTCAATCTGTCCAATGCGGTTTTCTTGGTCTGGAGAGTCCTTTGACCTTCCACCACAACCCCTTCGTTCTGGTATATCTGGAAGAAGTTCCAGTTGTTCTGGTAAAGGAGGTCGTTTTCTTGGTTGTATCCCTTCGTCCTTACGCTTACATCGTATGCGTTTGGAACTATTCCTCTTGTTTGGCCGGCAGGAGCATACCACACTTGCCCAACCTTGTCGTTGGATGACAATTGGCTCCCCATCACCACTGATCCAGGAACCCACAAGCCTCTGTCAATGTACTGCATGTCCTCCATGTAAACCCAGTTCCAATACCTTGCTACATAGTTGTTCGTGTTTCCATTGAACAGGGGAAGAAACTTGTTGAACATCTCCATGTTGTCCATGTCGATGTAGTTCGATATTGGATAGTTCCTCTCCAAGTTCAATATTCTGGGTCCATCCGCTATGTATACGCAATCCCCTCTGACGTTCTTCACGAAGTCTCCAACAAGATGCGTCATTTCATTCCATACGTCGGCATATTCGTCTACGTATTCGTCCGGTGGAAATTCTGCCTTTGTCCAATTTACCTTGACCCTGACCTTTTCGTTTTCCTTGAACGTCTCCCCGTTTTCGTTTTGCGCGGCATGGGCGAAGAATGCGGTTGAAGACAGTCCCGCGTCCAAAATGGTGTCGATGTATACCGAATCTATGTCGGAATACGTGCTTTCAAGCATGTAGGTTATTGGATCAACTATGGATGTCTTGTAGTTTATGAACTTCTGGCATTCCACGTCCGTCATTCCAATAGATGCTATTGTCTGGTCGTTTATCACGAAAAAGTCGGTTTCGTTGGAAATTGAAAGGTTCTTGTACATTCTTACCATCTTGGATTGCGAATTTATCTTTCTGTCTATTGCATCCCTTCCATTGCCAAGTTTTCCAACGAACGACTCCGCTATCTCCAGTCTTGTAATCTGTTGGTCATTGTCCCATGCCACCTTGCATATCAGAATTCCGATGTCCTTTAGGTGTTGCTTCTCAATCTTGTTTCTGGACACCATCTTCAACATTGGAAATCTCTTCACGCACATGTCTTGAAAAGAGTCTGCTCGGTGGAATCTGTTCGTGGATGTATCGAAGTTCAATTGTTGGGTTATTGACGATATTATCTCGGCTTGCTTCATCTTGTATTGATCTTCAATTGGATTAGACATCTTGTACCAAGGTCCGGACATCTCAATCCCATGCTCCACAGTGACTAGGTTGAACAGACTATCGTACTCTTTCGTGTTCTTGATCTTTCCTTGGTAGTACAGAGCCATTGTGGCTGTCGTTATGATTGGGAACACGCCAACATATGCAACCTTTCCCGCTCCAATTCCATATTGCTCCCCAACTATGTCAACTATTCTGAACGTGTTCGTGTCAAGGTTTGCCTTTGGATCAAGTTCAAGTTCAACAAGTTTCTCGTTTGCCATGGAATGGATTCTTGTCTGATCGCGTTCGTCAACAACTTGGGAAATCCTCTGAACTTGGGTCATTGTTGGGTCAATCCCATGCATCTCCTTCAGTACGGAAACCGCAACATTGTCTTTCTGGCGCATCTTTGTCTCCATGGGAACAGTATATATGTCACTGAGAGCGATGGCATCTTCCAACTTGTAGTCAACATATTTCACGTTGTGGGATTGATCGTTGTCATATGGCAGTCTTGTCATGATCGCCGTCGCCCCACTCTGAACCATTCTCAATCCAGCATCAATGAAGTATTTTTCCGGTGACGAATCTGGGGAACCGAACTCTTGCGTTATCTCGGCAAGTGTGTTGCATTCAACCATTTCGCATGTTCTTCCCTTTGGAGCAAAGCCAAAAATCAAAGTGACAGGTGGCTTTCTCTCCTTGGCTCTTGCCATTGAGATGTCGTTCTCGTTTATGATTATCCTTGGTGCGAGTTTGTCTGTTGATGTGGCCATGGTAAATCCCTATCTTTGTCATTTGGTATTTACCATTATTGGAAGCAAAGCAAAAAGAAAGATGGTTGTTTTGGCAACCATCTTGAATCTGGATTTAGGAAGTTCAGGTCATCTGTATGGATGCCATTTTATCTTTCTGCTTTCTACGGTTATTGCCTCTCTTGCTTCATTCGTGAGTTCTCCTTTGTCCATGAACTCTACCATAATGCCATATGTTTCATGCACATCGTTGTAGTTGCTCTCCACACGCTTGAACAACTCGTGTTCCTTGCCCAATTTTTCCTCGATGTTCCACAACGCCATGTGAAGTGAAGTAGCAGACTCGTTCAACAAGTGCACAGCATCGTCAAGATTGTTGTCATAGATGCTCTCGCCTATTCTTTTTCTGCTTTCCACGGTTATTGCCTCTCTTGCGTTCATGGTTGGCTTCGTGAACTCAACGTCCTTGATGGTGATGTTGGAGATTGCGATGTCCTCAATCTTCCACTCGGCCTTGTCCAGCTTGTCGTAGAGTTCCTTGCACTTGTTCCTTGCCATCACGTTGATGAAGTTGGTGCGGAGGTCGTCATATGCGAACAACTGACTTGCCTTTCTGTCCTTGATTCCCTTCAGCATTCCAATCACAACGTCCTCGTCAACGTTGTCGAACGTGAAGGTGTTTCCCTCGGAAGCCTTTGTGTCGTAGGCTATTGTCTCCTTCGTCTCCTTGTTCTTGAAGGTGACGTTGCTGTACTTGAATGTCAATGAGAATTTCATCTGTTGTTTTCCTCAATATAAATCCTTGTAAAGTCTCACGATGTAGTCCTGGTCGCACTTCAAAATAGTGTCATCGTCCTCAGCCTTTGCCACCATCTTCACGCCCAGAAGTTCCTCGGCCTCGTCTCTGTCCATTGTTGGGACGTAAACCTCAACGTTGGGGCAGTTCTCAAACGCCTTGTCTCCAACCTTCTCGATTGATGTTGGAAGGATAACCTGCTCCAAAGAAGTGTCGTTCTGGAAGCAGTATGCTGAGATTTCAATAACGCCATCCATGATAGTTGCCGTTTTCAATTCAGGGCAGTTTGCGAACGCATAGTCCCCAATGAAAGTGACGTTTGGTGGGATTGTAGTGGATGCCAACGAAGAGCAATTCTTGAACGCGCCCATGCCAATGTGCTGGATGGACGAGCCAAGTTCAACTGCCACAAGTCCAGAGCAGTTGAGGAAAGCCTCGTCGCCGATGAACGTCACTCCATTCAATCTGATTGAGGTCATCTTCGGGCAATTCTCGAATGCGTTCTTTCCAATCTTGAGGTCTGTTGCGTCTTCCGGAAACACTATTGAAATCAGTTCCGACAAGTCCTTGAACTCTCCATCTGGGATTTCCTGAACATCTTGTGAGATAATCAAGGTCTTCACTTTCTTTGGTGGCTTTTCAGAGCCAGTGTACGTGAAGGTGTCTGTCTCAAGAACCTCATTTTCATCATCGCCATAGTCAAGGTCAATTTTGTTCCTTTCTTCGGCTTGTTTCATCATCTTCAGGAACTCTTGCCTTGCCTCGACCGTGTTTTTCCTCCATGCGCTTTCGTTGAAGAACCTCTTGTCGGCTCTTCTCAACATATCGTATCTTGTGGAGATGAAGTCCCTTTCCAGAGTTCCATCTACGAACTTTCCATTCCTTATTTCGTCTGTGGAGTATTCTATTCCAAGAAATCCTTTTACCATTGTCGTCTACCTTCTTTAGATTGAATTGTGCATCACTATTTACAGACAAATTGGCTGAAAACGGTGGGCAACGGAAAATGGTAAATACCATCATTCAGGCTTGAACCAACATGACAGTAGACAAGAAAATAACCCAGAGATTTCCAAGCACGGGCGCGAACCCTGCGGAACAGACTGCGGCATCTGCCAAGAAAAATGGTGGTTCTGGTCATGTCTGGCAGATTGACAAGATGGTGTACCAACTTGTCGAGAACAATGTTGCGTTTCTTGATCAGCAATTTTCGGAAAACCTCAAGTTCAACTCCTAGACTCTTACGGACGTACTTTACGACAACATAAGCAAGTTGCTTGGAGAAAATTTCGAGGGAGACGAGTTCATAGATTGGCTCGCGGAAGAACTTGTCAATCGAGGCGCAATATTGGACGTGTCTTCTGAACCACCTGTTTCTGTCCAACAGGTTGGGGAAGTTGACCTTCAAGGCTTGAAGCAACAATTGGATGCCGCGATAAGTCTGATACAGGCGAACAAGCCAACGTTCTTGAACTATCTGAGGGAAATCGACGATGGGGTTGTCAGTCTCAAGCAGAAGATTGGGGATCAACTCAAGCAGATTTCTCATGGTGCAGGCATTCTGCAGCAGAGGAACGATGCCATTGCCCGTCTTGCCAACAGGTTGGTCTCAAATCAACAGAAGTTCGATGAGCATGTCTTGAACGCGCAACAGACCAGACAGACCATTGACGATAAGGTAAAGTATTTCCAGAAGCAAGCGACACAAGCAATCCAGAACAACGCCAAGGGTGGTGGAGTACAACCATTCTACAAGTCAGTGAAGGATACGCTCGCCAAAATCAGCAAATCTAACAAAGTTGACGATATTGGCTTGAAGATATCCAAGAACGACTTGAACATGTTGAAGAAAAGTCCCGCTTTCAAGCATGCGTTTCCACCAACAAATTCAATCACGGCGAAAACAGGCAACAAGATTGGCTTTTCCGCATATGGAAAAGGTGGCAAGGCTTACGCATTGGGCAAGAAACCCACTTTTGTTGGCAAGGTCAGAACCAAGGTTGGAAAGGTGGTCTCGGGCGTAAAGAAGAAGATCTCCAATTCTGCCATAGGAAAGACGTATCGTGGCATCAAGTCGGTTGTCCAGAAAACGTATCGTGCGGTCAAGGCCGTTGTGAAGACTGTCGCTGCGGTTGCGGTTGGAGTATATGCTGCAACCAAGTTTGCGGTGAAGACTTTCGTCAAGGCTTCCAAGATTGTGGGAAAGGCAGGAATCCTTGCCGCAAAGTTTGGCCTCGCGGTTGGCAAGTCCATATATAACGCAGGAAAGAGGGTCGTCAAGTCTGGGATTGAGTTGGCGAGGAAATTAAAGGGCAAGGCCAAGGTGTTTGCCATTATATTGGCTCCACTTGCCGTGTTTCATTCCACTTGGGCACCTGCGCAATTTGTGGCGAAGTTGGGTTGGAGAGCCATCAAGTTCATAGGAAGGAAACTGTGGAAGGGCATAAAGTTTCTCTTCTTCAAGACGGCAAGTCTGTTTGCTGGATTGTTCAGAATGGTTGGAAAGTTCGTCAACAAGGTTTCCAATTGGGTTTCCAGGATTGGGCGTGGAATCGTGGACAAGGCGTACAGATTCATTGTCAAGCCAATAGCGACAATGATGGTTACCGTGTTCGGATTTGTGGCTCAAGTTGTCATGGCCCCAATCCAATTCATGAAAAGCGTCATTCCTGCGATATTCGATAGGGTGCGCGAGGCGATGCACAACATCAAGGAGGGGATAATGAATGCGTATCGCGCAACGCTTTCGTTCGTCAAGAGGATATTGACAAATCCAATCACGCTGGTTCTTCTTGTTGGTGGAATGTTCTTCATCTTTGGCAAGTGGCTTTACGAGAAGTTGACAGGACAGGTTGTGAGCGTGAAGGAAGTGATTTTTGGGACAATTTCGACAATTGCCAAGACGATATGGGGATTTCTCAAGATGGCTTGGGGAATTGCGTCTTTCGTTGGAAAGATTCTGTTCAATGTTGTGGAATGGTTGACGCGCCCGGATGGTTGGGTGGTAAAGGCGATTAAATGGGTTGTTGGCGCGTTTCTGTGGATAAAAGGACTGATAAAGAGTTGGATGAAGGAGTCTGGCAAGTCCAACATAGACATATTCTGCATGTTCCTTGCAGGCGACATGATTGGGATTGCGCTTCACGCCATCGCAGGTCTTGTTGTGAAGTTGTGGAAGTGGTTGAAGAACACAAAGGTGTTCAAGTTGGTGTTTGGCTTGATAAAGTTCATTGCTGGAATGCAACTGATGATTTATTCAATCCAATTGAGGTTGGTGCAAAGCATAGGTGGGGCAATATGGAAAATCATCAAAGGCGACTGGGGAGACGTGCCAGAGGCTTTCGCCAAGCCGTGGAAGGAGTGGTGGCGTGGCGTTTCAAGTCTGTTTGGAAACGTGGCTTCCGACATATCGTATGCCTCTGCGGACAGAGACTACATGAAGGAAAACCCAGTTGAAACTAACGACAAGACGGCAACCAACGCCAAAGTTGCGATAAGAAGTCTGCACATGAAGGGACGTCCGGAGCAGAACTTGAAGACGTTCAGTATCGTATAGAAGCAACTTGGGCACAAGGTCTCCGAGGATATCCTCACAAGGATGGACAAGATGAACGATCTGTACCAAATCAACGCCAAGCATGTTGGTTCCTATTCAGACTTCATATCGAATCTGTGGGAAATGGGTGGTGGAAACGACCAGTTGTCGGCGCAGATTCTGAAGATATTGGTTGAATCTCCAGAACTTTCGGAAAAGTTGCTTTCTGTGCTTTTCTACTACGACCCACAGAATGGCAAGCTTCTTCAACTCATGCCAAGGGCGTATATAGGTCAATTCCTGGACAACATAAGGAACATGATCACTGGAGAAAACGTTGACTATCAAGAGGCGTTCCAGAAGTTCATCATGGCGTTCGAGCAATTGAACGCCGAGAGGTCTGCGATAGTCAACAACCAAGGGCAAGTTCTTACGGATTTCGCCGAAAAGATGGCGAACTACGACAAGAAGTTGGGAATGCAGGAATCTGGATTTGGCGATGTGATGGATTACTTGAGGGACATGAAAGAAGGGACGCTTTTCTCCAAGGTGGATTCGGTAGGTTCGTTCATGCAACTGAAGGCTGGAGACGCCAAATCCCAGGATCTGGACAGCGTTACTGGAAAAAGCTTTGGCAGCAACAGTCTGTTCGAGTTCAAGGAAGTTCCTGGAGGAGATACGCTTGGAACCAAGACAAAGGACTTCGAGGCTGTCGCGCCACCACCTCCAAAGGAAGAGAAGGTGCAGGACGATCTTGGACAGTTGATAGGAGTTCCCAACGATATGAAAGTTGACGTGAAGCCACCATCCATGGAACAACCATCGGGCAGCACTTGGGACGATTACATGAATCACATCAGAACCAGACAGGAACTTGCCGAGCAGAAGATTGACGAGGACAAGATTGACGAAATGGGGTACAGACTGATGTCATATGACGAGTTCAAGGCTCTTCACAAGAAGAACGAACCCAAGAAGACACCAGAACAGACGATAGCAGAAAAGGAAAAGGAGGAGCAAGACAAGGCAAAACGAATGGCCACCATCCGTCTGGCAAAAGACATTCAGGCGTTTCACAACCAAGGAAAGGAGGCAGGTATAGATGGATTCGCAATTGGTGGCTCTCCATCTACAATCAAGGTTCCACTGGAGTTGACGCAGAACATGCTTCTGTATGGTCCTTCGTGGAGACAAGTCAATGGCGCATCGAGCATAACGGACGATGAGATACTTCTTCAGATGGATTCCAAGAACAGGGCTGTTCAAGAGAGGATAAGAAAGGCGAAGGAGGCAGAGCAAGCGAAGCAAGAGGAGGAAAGGAGGCAGAAGCAGAGAGAGCAGCAGATACTTGACTACAGCGCCAAGGTAAATGGTGGTTTCATAGAGGTAAAGGTTGGAGAGGATGTTGAAGCCATGAGGGAATCGTACTTCAAGCACATAAGTGCGAGACAGGATGCTGCCGCGAAGGGGATTTCCGAGGACAAGATTGACGAAATGGGACTTAAGCTATATACATGGGAGGAATGGAAAAGGTACTACAGAAAGATGCATGGTCTGCCTGAAGATGGCATCAAGAGAATCCCATTCGAGGGGAAGAGGAAGGAAAGGAAGATTGATTGGAACGCAAGATACGCGCTTTCAACGGAAGAGATGGCGAAGTATGGAATACAGGTGTCTGAAGATGGTCCGGTGATGATACCTTTGGACAAGGCAATGGAAGTTTCCAGTTCCTTGTTGCAGGGAGCCAAGACAATACATTCGGTGAGGGATGGACTTGAAGTCATGAAGGAAGGGCTTGTGCAGGAGACGCAGAACCTCAAGAAGAGAAGGGAGGGTGGTGTTCCTGTTGCCGTGGTGTCGAATGCCATTCAGCAAGAGCAGACGGTAGAGCCGTGGCCTGACAACACTTCTTCAACCCAACAGCAGTCTTGACGGGACTTTTCGTATAATTGAATATGTTGGTTCCCCACATAGTGTGGAGAACAACCAATCCGTGGGTTGCGATACCCACATCACTTTCACAGTGAAAGAAGAAAGCACAGATGAAAGCGAAAGACCTCCTCAAGGGTTTGAGGAAGAAGAACGATACGAAGACTGCGGCCGAGTCTGATTCCATAGTCACGGAGTTCTACGACACCGGTTCGTATGCCTTGAACAGAGTGATAACGGGCAACGTCCACAATGGCGTTCCCCGTGGAAGGATTACGACAATCTATGGACCGTCCCAGTCTGGCAAGTCCCTCATCGCAGCGCAAGTTGTGTCAAAGGCGATGAAGTCGGGTCAGATTGATGGATGCTTCTGGGTTGACTCGGAAGGTGGTGGAACCCAGTTGCTCAAGAACTTTGGGGCAGACCTCGACAAGGTTGAGTACGTCCCAGTGCTTGACGCCGAGGACGCATGCGTGAAGTTGGTGAACATCTACGAGACCCTTGTACAGGCGCACAGCGAGTGGGAGAAGGATCCCGACAACAACGATGAGCCGCGCTACATCGTGGTTCTTGACTCGTTTGGTGGACTTGCCTCCTCAAAAGTTGTCTCGGACGCCGTTGACAAGGACAAGATGGTGGCTGACCAGGGCATGGCCGCGAAGACGCGCAATTCCCTCATCCGCACCCTCATGATGCGCGTGGTTGTCTCGAACTGCTCGTTGATTGTTGTGAACCACGAATACTCCAATCCAGGGCAGATGTACCCCTCCAAGATCCATAACATGGCTGGTGGTCAGGGAATCGAGTACGCCTCGCATGTAATCCTCCAGGCGAGCAAGCTGCTTGTCAAGGATGGCGACACCGAGTTCCTCACAGGCAAGGAGACCGATGGAACGCACGTTGGCGCGTACAAGGGCAACCGCATGAGGTTCTTCTGCACGAAGAACAGGGTCATCAAGCCATGCTTTGAGGCTGACGTCTACATTGACTTCGACACGGGAATCTCAAAGTACGATGGCATCATCAAGGACGCCGTGGCATATGGCTTCATCAACGAAGTCCGAGGTGGCTATCAGGTTCCATCCTACAAGGAGACGCGAGTCACCTACAAGGAACTCGTCTCCAATGATGAAATCTGGGACACCTTTATTGAGAAGTTCAACGAGGAGTCCGCAAAGAAGATGGCGTACACCTCCAAGTCCGACGATGCGATTGCCGAGATTGAGGACGAGATTGCCGGCCTCAAGAAAAAGAAGGAAAAGAAACTGATTGTTGAGGACAACAACGATATTCCAGAGGAGGAAAACTGAAATGACAGCAAAGACTAGAATTAGAGTCAAGGACACCTATTCTGACAAGAAGTATGCAGGGAGAACTGGCATTCTTGACCATGAAACCACACTTGGAAAGAAACAGTTCTGTCTGGTGGACTTCACCAACAACGGTGTGATTCCTGAAAGTGGCGTTGTCACATTAACGATGATACGCAAGGACGCGGTTGAGGTCGTTGACTAAACCCATAGGAGGACAGTGAAATGAGCAAGGTAAAGGCGATTCGGCACAGGGACGAGGATAAGATTGGATTCACGGAACCCTATCCTGCAATCCAGTTCACGGGTTCCTACAACGACATCATTGACATCATTGGGATGATTGGAGTTGAGAACCTTGACTTTCCAAAGCCCCTTGTGGCATATTGGAACGAGCATGGCAAGTTCTCGGACGAAATCCTTGAGAAGTACTGCACCAAGGACTCTGTGTTCACCCTTCCGGGGAAGTTGAACAAGGAGGCGTATCCCCCAATGAAGCTCGTCATCCATCCACGGGACTGGGTTGTTCTTAAGACTGACCTTTTGGACAACTTCTACGTGGATGTGGTTGACCACAGGCATCTGATGGCAAACTACGAGATAGTGGATTGGCATAAGGATGAAAACAAGATTTCACACAAGTGAAAGAAAACAAAAGAGAAAGAAGAGAGAAGAAAATGGCTGACAATAATGCAAACAACAAGATTGACATGAGCGCAATTGCGTTCGATCTGGCAAAGGGTTCGGGTCTTGCTGACGACAAGGCGAAGTTCGATAAGTTCGAGAAGGAGTTCGTCAAGAAGTTCTACGAAGTGATTGGGCTTTCTGACATTCCCGACGAGTTCTTGAATTTCAGCAGGTTCTTGGACGCATACTCTGGCGTGCTGGTCAAGTCGGTTCAGAACGACATCGCTTTGATGAACCTCACGAAGAGGCTTGCCATGTTCAAGTTGAGCGAGAACATCGCCCAGACTGGCGAGAAGCCCCAGGATGGTGGAAACGCGGCACCTGTCCCTCCTGTAACGGAGGCTCCGGCGCCAGTTGACGCCAAGTGAAACTGAATCCAGATTGGTTCTCAGACAGATGGTTGGACATTCAACATGTTCAGCCATTTACTTTTTCTGTGGAATGACGTATAATGATCGTGTATGTTGATTGACTACAAGGGAATACAGCAGAACTCCTCAATCTCAAAGCCATTGACTGACGAGGAGTTCGAGTCCATTGCGAGGGAATACTATGCCAAGCCAGACTTCAATCTGGTAAAGGATCAGTTGCGGGCAGTGGCAGATGGCAAGACAAAGACGAACCACATATACGATTGGTATTTCAAGGAAACGATGTCCAAGTGCGTTGGGACGAGGGCATCGTGGTCAATCTGGGATGGCATCCATCACAGGCAGATAATGGAATACTTCAATGGCAAGGTCGCAGACAACAAGAAGGTGTTCCCAGACTCCATGTCGTTGGCGAAGAAGATTGAGACTGCGTTCAGGTTGTGTGGAATCAGGTACTGCGTGAAGCTGCCCAATTTTCCATTGAAGACGGCATCCGAGATAGTGAAGAAGTACAACGTGAATGGAAACTACTACGACTACAGTTGTGGTTGGGGTTCAAGGCTCATGGCCGCTCTCCAGAACAACGTCAACTACTTTGGAACAGATCCAAACACAGAACTTGTGCCACGGCTAAAGGCACTGTTCAACGATTACAAGTGCGTGAATCCAGGGAATGGTTCAACATGCGACATCAGATGCCAGGGGAGTCAGGAATTCGTCCCAGAATGGGAGAACAAGATGGGCTTGTGCTTTTCCTCTCCTCCATACTTCTCGCTTGAGGACTATGGAATTGGAGAAGGTCAATCGTACAAGAAGGGCATGGAGTACAGTGAATGGGTCAATGGGTTCGTATATCCAACAGTCGAGAACTGCGCAAGGTATCTGGTTCATGGTGGGCATTTCATCGTGAACGTCAAGAACTTCCGGGACTACAAGACAAACGAGATATATCCCCTTGAACTTGACTTTGCCAAGGCAGCGAAGGAAAGTGGATTCAAGTTCGTGGCAAGGGAGGCTCTTGTGAACAAGAAGAGATGCCATGGCGCGGCAGGTGGAGAGTACGATAATGGCAAGAAAATCATGTTTTCCGACAACGATGAGAAGATATACGTGTTCATGAGACCTTGATTTTTCTTCTGAACCCCCTTGCGCAAGTCAATGGATTGTGGTATACTGTTGACGTGTTGAAGGAAAACAAGGAAAATCGAGCATGAAGAAGAACGCTACAACTCAAGAGAAGGTGACATTCGTTGCCAAGGTGCTGGTGAAGGAGTTCAAGTCCACAAAGGACGAAAACTACTTGCGCATCGTTGGCAATTTCACCAACGTCTGCTCCAACAAGTTCAATGGGACGCATCTTGTGTTCCGTTCTGGCTACAAGGAGGAAGTGGATTTTGGGGAGCTGTCAGACGAGTCCTTTGGTGAAATCACTTGCCGAATCGCTGACGCAATCTGCTCAAAGATGAAGCCGAAGAAGAACGAAATCCTCTCCCGCAACAACGTCAATGGCACGAAGTGGTCTGGTGGTTGGTATTCGCGTCCGAGGGAGTATATCACATGCAAGGGCATCTACCTCATCAAGCCGTGCAAGGGCTTCTTCGCCATCAACAAGAAACTCAAGGCGTTGGGTCTGAATGAAATCAACTTCAAGGACTGGTATCACTGCGAGGTTGGTGGGAAGCGATCATCCATCTTCTCCCGAGACTACCATTGGTATGCTGAATCCGAGAAGAAGTGCGCACGGGTTCTGGAATACCTCAAGGGCAAGAAGAAGCTGGCGTATGAGTTCGTCAATTGCGATGACCTTGAGGACAGGCGCCGTGGTGAATACTATGAGACCGAGTGGTATGGCTCTGAGGCGAAGGAGATTCAGTTCACGGATTCCAAGGGGCGCAGAACCACCATTTACTGAATTCACAACTTCTGCTAACTAACCCAAGTTTCCTTCCAGGTGGTAAATACCATTTTGGAAGGAAAACTATTTTTATGTCAGAAGGTCAAAAAGATAAGAACAACCAACATCTGAACGTACAGGGTCAAGGACTTGATGGGCTGTATCGTGGGGTTGTGAGAAAGCAGATGTCAGATGGAAGGGTCAAGGTTTTTGTTCCTGGAATCTACGACTCCCAATTCGAGGCGGATGGGAACGAGGATTTTCTGCCGAATGCGGAGATAATGTTTCCAGTGTTCGCAAAGAGCATCGATTAGTCCGGCTTCTTTGGGATACCAGACGTTGGGGCAATCGTGTTTGTCAAGTTCCTCAATGGGGATGCGAACTATCCACTTGTTGTTGGAGTTCAAGCAAATGCCGTCCCAGGATATGGCAAGGCTACGTTCAACAAGATGATGCGCAAGAAGAAGTACGTCAAGCAGATAATGAAGAATGGGGTTGCCGAGGTTGCGTTGGACGAGAATGGTTCAATAGAGATGACAGTCCAATCTCATGAAGGTGCTGCGGAAGACAATGGCTCCATGAAGGAGTGCAGGATATTGATGGACAGAACCAACGTCAACAACAGGATAATCCTTGACGCGGACGATATCATCTTGAATTGCCGAAATCTTCTGCTCAAGACGTTCAACACCCAGATTGACGCAGGCAACAAGGTCATAATACACGGCAGAGGAGGAAGAGTCGCCATCATGTCTCCTTCCATATTCGTGAACAGCAACTATGGTCAGGGAACAAATGCCACCGTAATAAAAGGTTCAAGTGGAACCATTGTGGTCTGATTTCAGATTTGGAATCAACATATATTTACAATCCAGGTTGCGAAAAAATATGTCCAGATACTTCGACGCAGGGGTATAATTGGAGAAGGTTGAAGGTGTAAATATAATGGTCAAGAGAACTATTTAAGGTGGCATAGATGAGATATTCAGCATTAAGAAAGGCAGACATCGCAAATGGTCCAGGATTTCGCATCACTTTGTGGTGCAGCGGTTGTCTTCGTAAATGTCCAGGTTGCTTCAATCCAGAGGCTCAGGATCCGGAATTTGGACAGCCATTTGACGAGGCTGCGAAGGAAAAGATTTTCAATGAATTAAATAATGAAACATGCGACGGCTTGAGCCTTATGGGGGGAGAGCCACTTAGCGTATGCTCTGACAACAGAAAGCAGATTATTAGTCTGTGCAGGGAGGTAAAGAAGCGGTTCCCAAGCAAGGACCTATGGCTCTGGACAGGCTATAAGTACGAGGACATATCGTCTGACAAGAGCATGAAGGGAATACTTGACTGCGTGGATGTGATTGTTGATGGGGAATTTGTTGAGGAGAAGAAAGATCTATCGTGTCCATTCAGAGGTTCGTCAAACCAGAGGGTCATTGATGTTAAGAAGACATTGAAATCTGGAAAGATAGTTGAAATGAAGTTTGAAAATTGAAGGGTGAACGAAAATGACAGTGATTAAACGAGATGGTCAGGTAGAAGACCTGGAGCCAAAGAAGATTTTGAATTCAATCATAAAGGCAAACGAGAACGTAAAGGCGGACGAGAAGCTGACCTCAAAGCAGTTGAAGCGAATAACGGATTCCGTGGTGGCGTTTTGCGAGACTTTGGAAGAACCCATTGATATCGACATATTGGAGGATGTCATTGAGAAGAAGATAATGGAAGCAGCTGGATACGAAGTTGCGAAGAAGTACATCACGTACCGTTACGAGAAGGAGAGGGTCAGGAACACAAAATACCTCACCGAGAAGCTGACAGCCTCAAACGTCCAGAACCAGAACGCGAACGTTGACGAGTATTCGTTTGGTGGAAGAATGGGCGAGACAGCTTCCTATGTGATGAAGAACTATGCCCTTGAGCATCTGGTGTCGAAGAAGACACGCCACAACCACAACAACAACGAGGTCTATATCCATGACCTCGACGCCTATGCTGTGGGTTCACATAATTGCCTGTCGATTCCGTTTGACAAGTTGCTGAAAGAGGGCTTCAACACAAGGCAGGGAGACGTAAGACCTGCAGGTTCAATCAACACCGCATTCCAGTTGGTGGCTGTGATATTCCAACTTCAATCCCTTCAGCAGTTTGGTGGGGTTGCGGCAACCCATCTTGACTGGACGATGGTTCCGTATGTGAGGTTGAGTTTCTGGAAGCACTATTGGGATGGGGCGTTGTACATCGACAAATGTCCTGAGTCCGTTGTGAAGAGCAAGGAGGAAATACGTGAACTTTCCATTGACGATGAATTCTATGTAAAGGATTGCGAAGCATACAAGTATGCTATGGACAAGACAATCCAGGAACTTGAACAGGCGGTTGAGGGAATGTACCATAACCTCAATACATTACAATCGCGCAGCGGAAATCAGCTTCCGTTCACCTCCATCAACTATGGCACTTGCACAAAGCCTGAGGGAAGAATGGTGACAAAGGCGTTGATTGAGGGTTCAATCAAGGGCATTGGCAAGTTCCACAAGACAAGCATTTTCCCTTGTGGAATCTTCCAGTGCATGAAGGGCGTGAACAGAAAGAAGGGAGACCCCAACTACGACCTGTTCAAGTTGGCTTGCAAGTCAACCGCGTTGAGGCTATACCCCAACTATGCGAACGTGGATTGGTCAAATGCAGCTGGCTATGACCCAGAGAACCCATGCACATATTTCAGCACGATGGGATGCAGAACGGCGAACCTTGCCGACATCAACGCTGAAGACCCCAAATTGGTTCAATTGAAGGACGGCAGAGGAAACATATGTCCATCGACAATCATAATGCCGACATTGGCGATGCAGGCGAAGAAGAAAATGGAATCTGAATTGAAGAAAGCCACCGCCAAGGGAATTGACTGGGCTGAAGGGGCAGAGGAGAGAAGGACCGTTGATTATTTCATGGAACTTTTGGACAAGAAGATTCACGAGGCGAAGGATTCCTTGCTTGAAAGGTTTGACTGGATTACATCCCAACCTGCGGCATCAGCGAAGTTCATGTACGAGAACGGTACAATGTATGGCTACAAGCCTGAAGAGGGAATCAAGTCCGCGTTGAAGCATGGCACTTTGGCAATTGGGCAGTTGGGATTGGCGGAAACCCTTCAGATTCTGATTGGGGAGGACCATGGAAAGATTGTGCGTGACGAGACAACGAACGAGCTTCTCCTTACGCCTGGAATGGAACTTGCGAAACGCATTGAGCAACTGTTCAAGAACAGGTGCGCTGAGTTCAAGAAGGAGTACAAGTTGAACTTTGGTGTCTATTACACTCCAGCCGAGAATCTGTGCTATACTGCGATGAAGAAGTTCAAGGCGAAGTATGGGGTGATACCGAAGGTATCAGACCACGACTACTTCACCAACTCCATGCACGTTCCAGTGTGGGAGAAGATGACGCCGTTTGAGAAGATTGACCTTGAAAGTCAGTTGACTGGATATTCTAGCGCAGGTTGCATCACCTATGTTGAACTTGATGGGACTGCTAAGAACAACATCCAGGCCGTAGAGGAACTTGTGAACTATGCCATGGATCATGACATTCCCTATTTCGCAATCAACGTCCCGAACGACATCTGCAACGATTGTGGGTACACGGACGAGATTGGGGAGAAATGCCCACAGTGTGGCTCCACGAACATCCAGAGGTTGCGCAGAGTGACGGGCTACCTTACCGGCGACTACAAGACTGCGTTCAACTATGGAAAGCAGAAGGAGACAGAGCAGAGGGTCAAGCATACATGTGTTGATGCATGATTGGAAAATGCGTTTCGCAATAAAAAGAGGCTGGGCGATTGATTTCTCCCAGCCTTTTCTTTTTGTTTTCGATTGGCTCAATCGTGGTTTCCGGTGAACAGATTCTTCGTGATTGCGCCCTTGTTGTCGTATATCTTCTCAAGAATGTCCTTGAGTTCCTTTGGCGCATCCTTGATTTCGGGAAGGGTCTTGAACACAATCTCGTTCTTGCCTGTGGAGAACAGAAGCGCGAACGTCTACTTGCACTTGTCAAGGAATTTCTTGAAGAACTGGGAGTTGAAGAACTCCTCTGTTGTCTCCTTGTCCAGCTTGTTGTCCATGTAGCTCGTCCACTTCACGTTCGCGTATGTCAGAATCCACTTGTTCTCGTCAAGGTCGTAGAAGCATCTGTAGTCCTTTCCATCTGCTCTGAACTTGATCTCCGCTATGATGTCGGCCAGCCAGGTTTTTGTGCATGCCCTCACCTTGTCGTAGATGTATGGCGTGATGATGGCTGCAGCGGCGACGCCTGCAGCAATCCAACCGATGGTTGCGAGGCTCATTCCAAAAATGGTAGTGCCTGTTGATGCTGCCCCAGCTCCCCCAGCGCCAGCAGCAGTCGCGCCAGCTCCTGCACCTGCTGCAGTTGCGGCTCCTGTTGCAACTGTGCCACCATACTTGTCACAAAGGTTCTGCGCACTGCTCAGGTATTCAGACCTCTGCTTTTCAGGCAGGCTCTTTGCGACCATCTTGTGAAAGTCCATGTTGTGTATTGGTGATTCACCATATGCGTCCAACGCCTCGTCACTCATGTTGTCCATGTAGTCGTAGCCTTTCTTGATGAGGTTGACGTTGATTCCCTGCGCGGCAAACTTGTCTATGTGCTTTTGAAGAAGTTTCTGGCTTGCGGCGTTGCTTTTCTGGACTCGTTGAAGATTTTCATATCCATCAATGAGTTCGGTAACAGTGTCTGCCGCCTTGTTCACGCCATATGCACCCGCTGCAATGGAAAGAATGGTGGGATTGGTGATGATGTTTCCTGCTCCAGCGATTGCAGTTGAGGCAATCTGCGTTCCTATTCCGGGTCCGTTGTATTGCACCACCTGTTGAACTTCCTTTTCAACGTCCTGTTTCGTCACATCCTTCTTCTCAATTTCCTGTTCAACCTTTTTCTCCTGCTTTTTCTGGACGTTTGCTATCTGCTGAAAGATATTGGGATCCTCAAAGATGATGAATTCCTCTGCGCTGTCCTCTTCAATGCTGTCATCGTCCACGTATTCCCTTGCTTCGTTCACGAACCTTATGACTTCACCTTTGTCGGTCTTGTATGTTTTTCCACTTTCGGAAACAAACGCAAGATTTCCGTATTTCTTCGTGAAGTACCTTGACTTCTCGAACCTTTCCTTTGTTATGTTCAGCTTTTTCATTTTTGTCTTCGATGATGCTTGTTCATTGTCTATTTACAGATATGCGAGAAATATTGTAAATACATCTAGAGGACATTTATCATGAAATGGACTTGTTCAATCAAGTTTCAGGTGCATCATATCAATAATTTTAGAGGGCAATAGAATGGATAGCATAACAGTTTCAGAACTTCCATTGGCAACAACATTGAACGACAATGGACGATTCTACTATGTGGATGAGAATGGAAATTCCAAAAAAGTGACTTTTCAAAAAGTAAGGGAAAGCATAATGGCATAGAGTGAAAATTTGTCAAGTTCACCGATTTTTGATTGGGGTTCTGCTTTTGTCATTAAATTCAAATCGGAAGGGAGGGGTTATCTAGTTGGTTTCAGTGCGCCATGTGATTGCTTGATTATTGGTGGTAGAGTATACATAGAGAATACATGTCCACCAGAAACCATTTTGACAAACGGAGTACATGTTTCCGCTGGAACTAGAATCAAAAACAGGCAAACTTGGAATTATATGCCTGCAAGTTCCTCTACTGGATTTGATTCACCTGGTTCTCCATCATATTCTTATTTGGCAGAATCTCAAATCTTTGTTGTTCCTTCAGAAATGGAAACTAAAAATGGACAATCCACCAAAATCTTAAACTTCTAGGATAAAACCCCCGGAGAATTGACAAAGATTATTCAAGAAACAAATTTCGGCAATGGTGCATCTCCATATATAAGCGAAGATGACAGATAGAATTTTGGCGTATATGGCATACCGGTTTATTAGACAGTAAAACCTTGGTCTTCTAGCTCAACATTAAACCAAAACTACGAACTTATAACGACAGATAAAGATTTAGACTATTACAGACGTTTCGTATTATATTGTCCATTGAAATCTACTGTTCAAGGAATGGTTGAATGTTTTAAGGCTGCGAATACCAATGGAGGTACGCTCAAGACATTTACGCAATACAGCACATATGACTTGAATAAGGACATGTACTACGAATCCACCTCCAAAAAACAAGCATTGAACATTTTTCCCGGTGGGTCCGACCATTCCATAAAAGCAAGCAACTACTTGATTTCCTTCAGGATGATGGAATGTCAAGCGGAACACAGCACTGTTTCTTAATGGCATTCTATTTGAGGGATGTTTGCCATGGCAGAAGAAAACAATAGAGACATTCAAGTTACTTGGGAAGATGACATGTGGTCTGATAGAACCACATGCAGAAAGGGGAATGTTGTCCAGTTGCATCAACCACCACCAACTCATCCATCAGACGAGTTCGTTGGGTGGTTCACGAAGACAAGTGGTGGAGATAAAATAACGCACCCATTTTATGCGGAGAGGAACATCACTGTTTTTGCTCGTTGGAAATTCAATGACGACCATGTTGTTACCGAGAAATTCAATGATGCCACATGCAATGTGAAAATAAGGAGCAATTATTCAGATGACAATGTTTGGACTTAGGTTGTTCCACATGGTGCTACAATAAAAAGCTTGATATCGCCAACGCGCATTGGATATGAATTCATTGGATGGTATGACAATCAAGGCAAACATTTGTCCAACAACTATCAAATAAACCAGGATATTGAGATTTATGCACATTTCAATCTGATAAAATATAGGTTGATATGGGACATGGGTGGGAAGTCAGCAAAAATTCTTTCCGACCACAAGACTGAATTTACCGTGCTTGATTGGGAAGATGAAACCTTCACAAATGGGGTTGTTCCAACAATCGACAGTAAGACAATTGAATTTTCCAATTGGGACAAACGCGCAATTCCTTTTGGGACAACAGAACCCTTTGTTTTCACTGCCCAATGGAAAACCAAGCAATATGCCGTAAGATGGATGAGCGACAATAGAGTGGTGAAAGAAAGTTGGCATGAATACAACCACGAAGTTGAAGAGTCTGATTTTCCACAAGACTTGACATTGGAAGGACACGATTTCCTTGGATGGAAAGATGGTTCAAACGATGTTTATTTTCCTTATGTTGTGGACAAGGATACCATATTTACTGCCCAGTGGAGAATAAACACATATGAAGTCGTGTTCAACTACAAAGGGAGTGGTGGGCAATACATTCAAGAAATCAGAACTTGTGTATGGAATGAAAAGTTGGATTTTCCTGATTTGCCTGCAATAGATGGCTACGAGTTCATTGGATGGTATGTTGGAAGCGACATTGAAGAACATGTGGACGATGTGGATTTCCATGTCACAAAGAATTGCGAATTGTGGGCGCGGTACGTAGGTGGTGGACATGTCGTCAGAATAGATGCCAATGGTGGCGCATTCAACATCATTTCCTTGCCATTTTCTGGCAATCAACGTCTATATTCATCTTCTCCAATTCCACGCATGAAGGGATATTAGTTTGGTGGATGGTTGGATGGCAATGGAACGGTCATTGACGAAGATTATGTTGTCAATGGAAATATGTTCATTCGCGCCAAATGGGAAGAAGATTGGGTGCAGGTAAAGATGAATGGAAATGGAGGCGTGTGGAACAAGTACAATTTGTTCGACGAAGAAGTTTAGGATGGAAGCGCGTCTGGATACATTGATTCTGAAACCTATGTCCAAAAGGTTTTGCGTGGTGTCATGTTCATTTTGGATGGCATTCCATTTGAAAGACCGGGGTATAGGTTCATTGGATGGTCAATGGACAAAAACGCAACATAGCCAGATTAGACATATGGGTATTTTGGAGACGAAATTGCAGAAACGCCATTGCTAATCGTGAACAGTGCCACTCAACTTTATGCAGTGTGGAAGCCAATATCGTTGAAGTTCACATTTGACCCATATGGTGGCAAGTTTTAGATGAACAGCATTGTTGATTTTTCTGGGAATGGCGATGCCGTTTAGCAGAGTGGTTTTGGTGGAAAATCTCTCATGTCTGAAACGAACGATGAAACTCAATATGGCGAATTGCCCATAGTCACCGAAGGCGAGGATTATGGTGGAAGGATGATTGTTGATGAAAGCCATGATGACGAAACGAATGGAGGAATTGGAGAAGATCCGACTGTGGTTTCAACTTAGGACATGGTTGTTTTTGGGGAAATAAGGTATTCGTCCATTCCTCAGATTGATATTGATCAGCTAAATCCAGAAAGGGAAGGATATGAGTTCAATGGATGGTATGACCAAGATGGTGGATATCGCATGGGCAATATGGACTTTCATGCAACGAAAAGCATGTATTTGATTGCGAAGTGGACACCAACATCTGCAACCCAAGAACCTGACATCCCACAAGTTCCCGACAATCAAAACATACCATCAAGTACAGCAGACTACAATGTTGTTTCTCCAAAGGAAGACGAAGAAAACAAGTTCACGATGGTTTGCTCTTCAAGTCCATGTCGCGTAAAGACAATTTCAACGAGGTGGTATGGACCAAGTGGTGGCGGACTTTTCCATTCATGCGCCAACTACCATATTTCATGTCCAAAGTACACGATAGGCAACCAATCGACATTTCTATGGCAATGCACTCAATTCCCTGGGGAATATTACTACAAGGTAGATATTCTTCCAGGAGCGGATTGCCCAAATGATAATTCATATGTTGTTGGTTCTTCTGCAAGACCAGTGTGGAACAGAAAAGGATACCAGTTCATTGGATGGAGACTTGTCGATGGACTTGGAAATGTAATTCAACTGCAGCCTTCAATTGGTTATTACAAGGTGGAACAAAATCAAAGACTTTCCGTGTTCATAAACAGAAGATTTGCGCACCCAATAGAAACAGGTGTTGGAACACAGGATGGGTTCGATTTCTATGCCATGACAAGAAAGATATGACTGGCATTTGCGCGCTAAACAATAGTTGGTTGGTTTTCATTTGACATCGTTTTCTTCGTTGTTTTGTTTGCCTTCAAAATGGTAAATACAATTGAAATTTTGAAAGCAGAGAAGTCATGAGTGGAGAAAATACATACAATAGAAGGTTGTTGGAACTTGTTGATGGATAGGTTGACGAGTTGATAATAGATGTCATGAAGGACGAGGGTACGGTTGACAATGGGCTTTCTCCTGTTGCTGGTGCTGATGGCACTGGAAGGATTGGACAGTTGATGAATGTTTTTGATCCAAAGTCCGAGTCTCCTGCTTCCAAAGATGGGACATCCAAGCTGTTCATCACATAGGATGACATTGTTTCGGGTTCCAAAGTGAAGTTGAACAATAACCCACTTTTCCCATCCAACATGGTTGACAGTCTCAATACTCCATTTGACCTCGTTGACAGGATACTTCTCCAAGACCTTTCCCAACCAATGGGATTGCTTGAAGGTGGTGGTTCCACGTCCAATTACTTCAAGTTTTTCTATGAAAATGGGGCGGTGCTTGAGGAATTCAGAGACAAGTCCAGGTTCTTTCTTGACTCCTTCACATATACGCCATTCATAGACTATTCCCAGACGCAGTATGGTCAAGACGAGAGGGAGGAGGTTGCTGGGACTGGAATATACTCTGATCAATTCTTGAACGATTTCAACTGTGGAAGATACGAGGAATCCTACTCTGGGATTGGAGAGAAGAAGGTTCAGTTCGATAGGAACAGACATCAGATTTCTTCAAGTCTGTTCTAGTTGAGGAATCTCCAGAAGGACATCGATGACATCAAGGAGTCGTTCAGGAATTCAATTAAAGTCAAGACCGACGCAAAGGCTTACATCTACACCTTCTGCGAACATGTCGCCGAGTTGTTTGCCAAGTTGTCCAACATACGCATGAGCTACATCGCATATGGCTTCAAGCAGCCACACGCCCAATGGGAGGGCATTCTTGCCCTTGACATCTGGTATCAATTTCTGTATCTTGCAATAGACGCACAGTATCCATTCAAGGACGAGTACGTTGACAGAAACCCGATGTCCAAGCTGAAGGTGAAGGAAGATGATCTTGGAAAGTACGTGGATTATCTTGGCAGAAAGATATACAAGCAGAGCCATGGAAATGGAATAGTCTGGTACGATTCGGAAAATGGCGTGGGTTCTGGGGATGGATACGCCTGGATATGGGACAAGTCAATCTGGGACGACATCTCCAACTCCGCGTCAAGCATAAGGTCATCGCGTTCAAGCAATGTGACTCCAAGGGGAGTGTTGGGCAAGATATATGGCATTGTCCAGTCAATGCGTGGAAAGAAGAGCATTGTGTGCGATTGTTCGGATGGAGACTTCGGTTGGTTCTTCCAGAAGGGGAACAACTACGTTGGCGATGGAAAATCCGACTTCACCAAGCATGTGAACCTTCATCTTGGAAGGGCATACGAGGTCATGTCTCCACAAGACTACAAGGAGTTCATTGACAATGCCGCGATGTCCAAGCCATCTGGCTAGGATCTTGTTCTTGCAAAGAAGAAACGGATGCTTGAACTTGGATTTGACGCGCTTGAAGATGCGTTCAACGTAATCAAGCAGGAATCCATGTTCAACATATTCAATTCCAGCACGAATGCAATAGAGGAGTTCAATCCTGAACACGCCAGCTAGTATTCACAGGGTTAGTGCGCAATCGTGATTGAGCGCGTTTTCTCAAGGTTGTACAGATACTTGAGGTTCAAGTCAACCACGTCCGAGAAGTTCACGCGCCATTTCAACGTTGACATGGGGTACAAGTACCTTGCCTCTGACAGCATATTCGGTTCCCAGAACAACGAATGGAACAAGGCGTACTATGTGCAAGAAGATCAAGTCCCATATCTGAGATATCTGTTCAAGTTGAGGGAGTTGATGGATTTTGGCGTGGTTGGATTCAGTGATGGCGAAAAGGCGGTCTTGGGTCAGTTCATCGACATTCTGATGAAGAGTGCGAGAGAACATGTCTTTGACGAGAACTACGATTGGAACCTGTGTCCACTTTGCACGAGGGGCAGAGAAGAAAGCAAGGTCAATCCAAGGGAGGAGGGTTCAACCGAAAAAACTGGGTTGACCATGAGAAACGCCCTGATGGACATGGTTGCCACAAGGGACTTGGAGTTGCAAGATGCAAGCAGAACCATTGTTGTCAACTTCAATCTCCAACAGTACATGCATATGGATGTTGACGACATCGTTGTTGACGATAGTTTTCCATACAGACATGGATCAGTGGTACAACAGAATGGAAAGCCATTTTCCCTGCAAATAGTCGTTCCAGACGATGGTTCATCAATATAGATTGACACTTTGCTTGACGTGGTGGAGAATCCTCCGGTGTTCAAGTACGATGACGACAAGGAGATTCTTTACGAATTGGCTGGATTCAGCATGGACATGAATGCCAGAAGTTGCGAATATGTTTCCGGATCAACGATAGGTGAAAGCGCGTTTGGCGATGGAAAGCAATCTATCGTCTTGTACGCGATGTGGAAACCAACGAAGTTCGTGGCAAGGTTCAGTGGTGGGAATGAAGTTGGCGTATCTGGAAGGATGCCCGACATCGAGGTTGAACCTGGACAGAAGTTGAACCTGCCACTGTGCCAATTCGTGCCAAGGGACACCACGCAAAGGTTCAGATATGTCAATCCACCGCAAGGGGCAGAGTGGAACATTCCACAGAATCTTCCTCCAACCGAGAACTTGCCATCGTTCAAGTTCCAACATTGGACTTACGTTGGTTCTTTTGGAAACGTGGTGCAGGTGCAAGATGGTGGGTCTGTTGTTGTGGAGCAAAGGTTGCAGTCCAGACCAATGTTGGAATTCGTGGCGAGTTGGAAACAGGCTTTCGCCAAAGTCACGTTCGTTGTGGGAGAAGACGAATTCTGCGAAGTTGCGATAGACATTGATGAGAACAAGTTGATTTACCCAATGCCACCAAAGTTCAACGGCCAATCAAGGTTGTTCATAGGTTGGAACGTTCCCGAAGGTTCGCTGTTGTCTGGCGTTGGACTTTCTGAACCTATAGTTTGTGGAGATGGCGATGAGCCAATACTGTGCAACGATTCTGGATTCAACGAGTCTCCAATAGTGTGCCACGACAATGGAACATTGGAATACGCAATCCAAGTTTCGGCGTTGGTTGGCGACATCGAGGCAGTATCGTTCACAGTCACTTTCAACCATATGGATGATCACGGCGAAAAGCAATCGTCGCCTGCGATAGTGCAAGAGAACCAGAAGCTTGTCCCATTTCATATCGGCCAGACCGTAACAACCCCAGATGGGACGTACAAGTTCAGATATTGGAAGCTGGTATCTGGAAACTTGACCTCTTCCCTTACGGTCCTTTCAGATTGCGTGTTCGATGCCATATACGAGAAGGTGATTCCATATCCTGAACAAGAGACCATCGAACAGATGGTTCCAGTCCAGATTGTCCCAATTCTTGACTTCAGGAAACAGGAGCAAGATGTTGGAGATTGTCCATATTTCAAGAACAATGTCTGTGTTTTCCATGGACAGCATCCACGGGACTACAATTGGGACAGCGAGCCTGAAGGTTGTCCATATCTTCAGATGATGTCCAGAATATGGGAAAAAAAGTCCAAATACGATTTCCATTATGGCACGTTGCTTGAGATTGAAGATGTTGCTACACTGTTCAAGGCTCTGTTCAAGGCGAACATCCATATTGCGGACAACGAGTTCTATGCCAAGAAGTGGCTTGAAGACGAGACCAACTGGTGGTATGGATATGTGGTTGACCATGGGATTGTCTGCGAGAACCCAATACAGGATCAGATTGTGTGCGAAGAAGATGGGTCTGGTTCCGTAGTCTGTAATTCGTCTGAAGAAGATGATTTTCACACCTACGAAAACGTGGTGAAGTTTCCACCAGATGGAGGTGGAGACAAGTACAACAACAGTGGGAATGTTGTGTGTGGAGAACATGTTGACGTGGTATGTCCCAGCGATGAGGGTGAAACTGGGGAGATCATATGCTCAATTGACGGCTAGATCATATGCGATGGCGAAGGAGAATGCACCGTGTGCGCCCCAATCAACGGGGAGAACAAGCGTCCAACAGTTCCTTCCTCCGACTCTGGATTGAAGTGGGTTTCGTTCGAGCCAACCGTGGAGTTCAAGTTCTCCAACTTCCATGCCGCCAACCAGGTGGTGAATGGAAAGTTGATATGCACGGTCAATGGGAATGGGAACTTGCCTCGGATAGTTCCAATCAACAGAGAGTTGATGGATGACGCTAATGGCATCCAATACTCGGAGGACATGTACTGCTACGATTATTGGAGAACACAAGTTGGAGTGTTCCAAGTCGATGAGAAAGGGTGGAGGCGCAATGTTGCAAGCGATTTCCAGCGTCTGTACGACATAGAGCCATTGCATCTGTACTACAACTCGAACATGCAGTCCCCAACCGACGAGAATTCCCTTGTCAAGGAAAGGCAGTCCGAGATAACGAGGTCTGAAAGCCAGGTGCGCACGTTCGTTTCGGTTGTCAAGAAGTACCGTCCAATAACGATGCCAAGCGTAAGGGACATCTTCGACGACTGCCAGGGAGCGGATACCAAGTACGAGGCTGACGTAAACAACGACTATGGCGTGTTTGGTTGGTGTACAGTCCCATCAAAGACAATGGTTGACATGCAGTACAACGAGCAGTCAATCATGGTTCCATCCACATACGATTGCCACAACAGAGTTGGTGGAAGCAACTTCCTTCAATTGGACAATGATCCATCAATGGTCTACAAGACGTGGAAAGATGGACAGGTGAAGTCCAATGTCCAGGATACTTGGTGCTACATGTACGCCAAGAGGGACTGGACATACTTCATGAAGCCAGTATTCGATGTTGGAAGGAACAATGGAATATACTCCAACATGCTTGACACGTTCGGTGATGAAGACAGACCCTCCAGTTCTGATCACATCAATGGCATATTGTTTGAGCCTTCGACCCAGGGAAGATACGTTGACACGATGTTTGGAAAGATGGTCAGGACTTGCGAGTTCCTTGCCGAGCATCACCATGGGCAGAATTCGTTGGCAACCGTTTCCCAGAGATACGTAAACCTTGTGCCATATTCCAAGTTGTTGGAACTTACGCAGATTGATGGAGAGTTCAACTCCAGATATGGCTCTGTGTACCCTAACCTTGACGCGCAGAGGTTCGTCTGTCCAGAGAAGGATTGGATTGACGATTTCGACAAGACCGGGACAAGTCTGTTGCCTGGGGAACATGGCAGCTTCAAGTACAAGTACAACCTCGGCCAATCTCATGCGATTGACGATTTCGATGAGAAGTCCGTGTGGTTCTACATCACGATGGTTGAGCCAATTGACGAACAGGACGATGTGATAGAGTTGGAGGACATAATGCCATTCGTGTTCTGGTGGCAGAACAGAGGCGTGGACAACAATGGTCCTACCGTGGATTGCTATGGTCTTCAAGGAAACGCGAAGATGAACTATGAGCAGGGTGGTTGGTGCTATTCGTCCGCACAGCAGAGGTTGGAGGACATCGCAAGCATTGACGAAGATGGGCATGTCAAGCACGAAGATGGGGACGTGGCATCCGAGCAGAGATGGCACGCGGTGCAACGCACGTTGGGTGTTGACTTCTCCCAAGCGCAGACTGGAGGCGTTGTGGTGGGGACGGACAACTCCGGAAACGTCTACAAGGGTGCTTTCGATCCAAATTGCGCTGGCTCGGACGAGAAGTGGAAGATACACCACATGAGCAACGCATTTGGCACTCCACAACACGATGACTTGGTTGAGGACAAGTATTGGAAAGGCGAGGAGACGCATGGAAAGCAGGAGTTCGATATCAAGGCAACTCCACCAAGCTTGAACGATCCAATTCTTGCGTCAATCAAGGACAGACCAATGTCGTGGAACCTCTGGAACGTTGTCCGACACTATGTCTACGTCAAGTGGTTCAAGAACAGGCACAGGGTTGTTGGGAAGGACGAACAGTCTTGGAACGAGTTGGAGCAGATGACGCATAAGTTGGTGAAGGGCATATACAGAACGTACAAGCAGAGGCAACCAGACAACAACAACTACAAAACGTTCTCCGACATGGACAACTCATACACGAATTCAGGAAGTCCTTGCCTTGTGCGTTGGACGAACTCGTTTGTCCAGATTTCGTCAATTCTTGAAAGGAACGCAAGGGAGCATGATGCATCTCTTGTTCTGTTCACTGGGAATAACGGCAATCCAGACTCGGATAGTTCCAATGTGAAGGTAAACTACGAGACGATAAGGAACAGCAAGCGCAACTTCGTGGTGAACACGTTGGATGGAACCGATTCGGACAAGACAGGGATGCGTCCAAGAAAACTTGATAAGAATGGAGAATGGGTGGACGAAAATGGGAAGACGAACAATGCTGAATCCAGTTTCCACGTGTTTCAGGGACATGTCTTGTCAGAACTTCCAACCACCTATCTTGTTGGAGGCAACACCACATATTCCCAGAACCAGGGAGATGTTGACATTGACTTGGGGAAGAACCTTGACTTGGATCAAGAGTATCCATATTCCGAGTATTACAGGGACGATACCACAAGAAAGTGGGTGAGGAACATAAGGCAGGTTGCGATGGGCAGACAGATGTTCCCCGTGTATACGTCAATGGAGACGATGGACAATGATGTGCATGACGTTACGGTTGAGGAACTCAAGGGCATAACGTTCCAGGTAATTCCTCAGTTGTACTGGAGATACGAGTGGGCGCACAACGATTTCATGATTCACAGGGTTGGAAGGCTTCAGTCGCCATCGCAGGAAATTGAGATGTACGACATGCTCGGCAACGTCTGGGAATGGGTGAGGGACGATTGGACGGAGAAGGTCAGTGATTTGGACAATTCGACAAATCCAATAGCCAAGACGGACGACGATCAGTCCACAAAGAAGGTCATCAAGGGTGGGGCGTTCGATCAGTTGGTGCGCAAGGTGGTTTCTGGAGCAAGGGAGGGTTTGGATTGGGACAAGTTCAAGTCGAAATATGGAACGCAGGCGAACGTTGGGTTCAGACCATCAATGGTCTATACGTCAGAGAACGAGGGAGAGTTTTCATCGGGTGACGAGGTTGACTTGTTCTTCCTGTTCGATGCTTCCGCATCCCAAGACAACCAGATAACTGAAATGCTTAAGTCTGCGCAGGATATTGTGAAGCATTTTGCTGGAACCCAAGACAACAAGGACAAGTGCCATGTTGGTTCGGCCTTGTTCCTTGGAAACAGCATCAAGTTCATGTGCAGCAGCCAATGCAAGGTTGAGACTCAGACCCTATGGGACGAGGCATCAAATGCAGTATATGGCGATTGGAGATCTGATAGAAGTTTCAACAGAAATAGAATAAAAAAATACTTCGCTTGGGATTGTGAAGCGCTGGAGAAAAATCAACCATTTACCTATAACAAGATATCACAGTACACAAGAACAAACAGAAGTAATGATCATTACAATGGTGTTCCGGTTGGTAAACCAGTGTATATGGAAGCTGGAATAAGTTCTTTGGAGATTACTGGCGTAGAAAAAGGCCGTGAAGATTGGATTCAAGGAACAGATCCAAGAAATTTTCTAGGAGGTACTGGGGCGGATGGGAACAAATCTGGATTCAGAATCAAGATGAGCAACTACGCAAGCAACGAGTGGATGCCAGAGATTTAGGACGAAAATGAACCAGAATCGACTCCTTTGCTCATGATGATGCGTGATGGCGTGTCACCTGGTGGTGGAGGTGGTGGTGGTACAGTTGATATTTCTACCGGAGGTGGTGGAGGAAGTGGAAGTGGCAGTGGTCCTACTAATTATCCACACACGCTTACGACATATACCTATTACCAAAAATGGGAAAAGCAGATGCATATCCACTGTGGAGTTCCGGCGTGGTGCGACAACAACGATGTGCTTCATTTTGGTGAAATTGGGGAAGGAGATGCTGGTGACTGGGGAAGATACTTCAAGGACGACCCTCAAAAGGCGCAAAAACTGTGGAAAGACACGTTCAACTTCTTCACATACAATCCATCCAACGAAGGAATTGACACGTTCAGTTGGCCGTTCTTGTACGAGACAAGTGGGGATGACAACGATCCAGTGTACTATGGTGCGCTTTCTTCGATGCAACAAGGTTCCGAGCAGGTTTGTGAAGTGTTGTCATATCTTCTTTACGATGGTCTGTTCTACAATTATCCCTATAACAGGGGATTGGGGTATCTGTTCAGAAAGAAGCCAATTCCAAAGTTGGTGTTCGTGTTTTCAAACGAGTACGACAACGAAAGCCACATAAGGTACTAGGATACTGGTATGGTAAGATATTTGGGTGGGTGGTATCATAGATACAACTTGTACGCCCAAGAAATTGTTGTTGCTCCAACCTTGTCGGACAGTGTGCTTACAATGATGGCAACAAGTATTCAATCCAAGGCGCAATTTCCTCCTGATCCATTCTGCTTCCAATTGTTCGTTTCCGACGATTTCGCTGACTACATGGATGCGTATTTCGACAAGATTGGTCTTGATGACGAATCTATCAATATTGGAGATTTCAAGGATTTCTTTGGATTCGCCCCTTCCACAATGGGAGACCCCATGTCGTTCAACAAGTTCACCACCCAGAAATTCTCTTGGACATAGGGAAATTCAGTCACCGACAATCTTGGATTGTCATATTTTAAGACTGGAATCTTATCCACGAGTCATTATACGTCCATGAACGAGTATCAATCAGCAACGTTCAAGTATTCAGGAGCCACACGGATTCTTACCGAGAACCAGATTCGACAGGTGGAACAGTATGGCAAGTTCGATGGAATGGAGGTTGACGAAAAAAACAAGCAAATAAAATCCATAAGATATGATCTTCTGAAAACAAAAGGGTTTTACCAGTTGAGGAACGTGGTTTCGGGAATTCAAGACGTATTCAACGTGTACATGTTCGTTGGAGACGCATCGTCCCCACGGTCTCTGTACAAGATCAACAATGGAGACGATTCAGAAGCTGATGTCAACGTTTCAGACTCTCTGTTTCTTGCGAACGATACAATGTTGTTCAAGAACGAAAAAGGGGATGTTGGAAGCTGCAACCTCAACAGCGTATATTTGCCAGAATCTGTCCAAAACTACATAGCAGCCTTAGTCAAGGAAAATCAAAGGCCGGCGTATTGGAACAAGTGGGAAATGTTGTTCAATACCAACTTGGTGTATCATGCCAACAAGACCTTACCTGAAGAAGCATCGTCCGTAAACCAGAGTGAAGATGGAAAAGGAATAGTTTCGTTGTTTGGAGGATTCAACAACCCATACGAACAGACAACCATAGTATATGCCCAAAGGAGAAACTATACGCAATTCAACGCATATTGGAATGAAGCCAGTGGCAGCAACAACAAACATTTGTACATGATATTGGGACTTCCATCTTGCATGACTTGGAATGGAACAGCCAAGAAAAATACTTGGAGAGACAAATGGTCAACCTCCAACCAAAGAGAAAAGTTGTTCTCCTGCATAAAGAGTGGAATATCAGAATTGGGAAGGGACGATTGGTTGCCAGAAGGAACAACAACTTGGATGGAGGTGGTGTACAACTATGCGCATAGTGATTCCCTTACGGAGACAGAAGATGGATATTCGATAAAAGTAACTGTTCCTGGGGAAGAAGGTGACGAGGAACTCAACGTCATCTTGTCAAAGGATTCTGCTGAATGGATAGACAAGCATCTGTGTCCGTGCGATATGTGGAACGATATGGAAAGGGCAAAGCAAGGAAAGATGACCAAGTATTCGTTGGATGAGGAGTCTATAGAGTTGTTCCCAATGGTTCTTAAACCTGAAGGGGAAGAGATATACAAGTTCTACGACATGACGATATTAAGGCTATGTTCCTCGGAAGCCTTGAATCCAAGGATAATTTCAGTAGAAAAAACTTCTATCGTTGAGCGAACATAGAATATGAATTACTCCGACAAATATCAAAACTTTGAAGGTTCTTTCATTGACGATAACCACATCTGGACGATTCCCCCATTGGATTACGTCACAATCAACTACAAAAATGGAGATGACGTTGTTGGAAGATTGAAGCTAATATCCTTGCAGTATGGATTTACCGGTTTGGGTGGCGGCATGGAGCGGTTTGACTGCGTGGTGTCAATGGACAAGATTGTGGGGTACGATTCCGACATCTATGCCGCGATAACCGATATTTCACTCGCTCCGGAATATCCACTTCCTTGGAAGGTGCAGTTGAAGAAATACGCACAGTCATAGATTGATAATTCATATCCATCCACAAATGTATCAAACGCAATATGGGCATGTGAAGATATAGTCAATTTCGTCCATGACTTCTATGCCCAGATTGGAAAGGTACTTCCTTCGTTGCTTGGATACAGGTACAACACGCAGATTTTCGATCAGATGACGAACGCATATGGGAAAAAGGTCACCGACTATGACGACCAAGAGAACACCGTCATATTCAAGGCAATTCCAATAATGGATGTCAACAGCATCAAGGATACGTTCGTTGGTTCGTTTGGCGAAGGAAATTTCCAGGGAGGAAGGCAATTTGGCAAGGGCAATTGCGTTGTTGACCTGAATCCAGACAAGGAAGAATACGGGGAAAGTCTGGAAGATGGGAAGTTCCCGATGAGGTTCTTGTCCTCAGTGGATGTCCAGAACAACGAGTACAAGACATCCAAGATGGTGCTTTCAAGGATTGATGGCGTCTCTGGTGGCAAATCCGACGTGTTCACCATGGGAAGCAAGGACACGGACTACGATATGATAACGAACGAGGCGAAGGTGAAGTTCTCGGACCAGGAGTCTGTGCTTGGAAAATCGCCACAAGATTCCGCGAACATCACAATTGGAAACGGAGGAAGTTTCCAGAAAAAGAAGATTGTGGTTGACGATGAGCAAGATCATGAAAACGATTTCTTCTCAATCAAGGTCAACAAGAGGGACGATTCTGGAAAGTTGGTAGAAACCAAGGAAGTTGAGAAATACTTCAGGAACAAGCATCTTTTCATGGATCCATTCGAGTTGACAATCGCGCAGTGGTGCTACGTGAAGTTGAATTCAAATCCAGATGGTTCAAGGGCGGACCAGGACAATGCAAGGGAGTTGCTTTCCTCCGAGGGACATCTTTCCGAGATGGAGAAGTCATATTGGAAGTATTTGTCTGTGTGGGAAAAGGATGATTGGAGGAAGGAAATATCAAATTGGATAGGTCAGGACGAAACCCCCGACGAGGTTGCCGAGTTCATTGGCAATTGGAAAACAGAAAACGAAGGATTCATCGAAGAATGGAAACAATCAAATCCAAAGGGCGAAGAAGAGACAGATGATGTGTATGATGAAAAGGCAGAATAGGCATTTGATTAGGCAGCATTCAATGCTGCCTAGAACAGATTGTTGGACAAGGATGACGATTGGTGGCAAGGAAAACTTACGAGCGAGAAAGTTTACAATCCACTTGAAGACACCCGCCCATACTACTACGCCACGTACAAGGATGTCAGAGGAACATCGGAATTGTATGTGGATGCACAGGGCGATAATGGACGGAACTACGTCATTGATGGTTCCAAGGGAGACGAGTTCCAGATGAATTCAAGGAACAACAATGACACGTTGGGAACATTGTCTTTCATGGACATTCTGAACAGGAACGTTGTTGTCTTGACGCAGAGGAGAATATATGGCAATGGAGAAAACGAGGTGGAACAAGAACCAGAAGAAGGGTTATTGGAATACTTCAAGGATCAGTTGAGGGAAGAAGTCCAATTGAAACAGTTGATTGGAAATGAGTTCGATGAATATGGTGGTTCTCCCTTGATGCCGTATCTCATGAACGCAAGAGACGAAGCAATGGGCTTGGACAAAAAGGCACGTTCCAAGGTGTGGTGTTCTGGAAAGGAGGGTGGAATCAATTTTGACCTTCCAACAGAAGCCCAATGGGAATATTGTTGCAGGGCAGGATCTTCAACGGCCTATCCTCCTACCGGAAATCTTGGATTGAACTTTGAGGAACAAGAGCCGGGTCTTGACCTTATCGCATGGTACAAGTATAAGATAGTTGGAAATCTGCCAGAACCTGAGCAATTCTGCGCATGGCGCATATCCAAGATGGTGTTTGGAATTGAAAGAGATCTTGAACAGATTAACAACGTGTACGAGAAACTTCCATAATTGTGGAAATATCGTACAAATTGCCAATTTTACTCCATAAAGAAAAACGAAAAAGTTTCGAGACCCCCTTGCTAAACCGAAAGGGATTTGGTATACTGTAGGTGTTCTGAGGGCATAAGGGAACGCCCATGAGAGTCCCACAAGGAGTAAGGAAAGTATGGCAATAGATACGCATAACGTGATTCACTCGACCGAGTTGATTGACATTCTCAAGACCTCTGTTGAGGGAGTCCTCGCAGACGAAACCCTGAGCGAAAAGCTGCCGGCAACGATGATCTGGGGTCCTCCCGGAGTTGGCAAGTCCACGATTGTGAAGACCCTTGCCAAGGAAATGGGTGTTGGATTCGTGGATGTGCGGCTCGCCCAGATGGAGAGCATCGACATCCGTGGCATCCCGGTGCCCAACAAGGAAACCAAGTCTGTTGACTGGTTCCCGTCCAGCATCTTCCCCAAGGACAACACGAAGGGTGGCATTATCTTCCTCGATGAGCTGTCTGCCGCCCCCAAGGACGTGCAGGTTGCCGCCTACGAGTTGATCCTTGATCGTCAGCTTGGTGGTGGCGAAGTGTACAAGGTTCCTTCCAAGTGGATTGTGGTTGCCGCAGGAAACCGTTCATGCGACCGCGCAGTCGCGTCCACCATGTCCAGCGCCCTTGCCAACCGCATGATGCACCTTGAGGTGGAGGCAAACGCCGAGGACTGGGTGCTTTGGGCCGTTTCGCACGACATCTACCCGTCTGTCATTGGCTTCATCAACTTCAAGCCGAAGCTGCTCCTGGATGTGGATGACCAGAACCTTGAGCGTGGCTTCCCGACCCCTCGTTCCTGGGAGCGTGTGTCCGAGATGTGCAAGATTCTGAAGAACGAGACCCTTCTCCGCAAGGCAGTCTATGGTCTGGTTGGAACCGCTGCCGGCCAGCAGTTCATGGAGTTCCACAAGATGGCATCTCAGATGGACAACGTTCTTGACATGATGACCAACCCCAAGATCCCGGTCAAGATCCCCACCCGCGACGACCTCAAGTACGCTCTTACCTCGGCCATGGTTTACCACCTCTGGCGTGGCAAGGACAACGCCGACACCACGAAGCGCGTTGAGGGCTTCCTGCGCATCAGCCTTGAACTTCCCCCCGCCTTTGCGATGCAGGCTATGACGAGTGCGCGTCTGGGAACCGAGAAGGTGAAGTCTGCGATGGCAGTGATGACAATCATGCGCCACCCCGACTACAAGAAGTGGCGCGAGCTGTTCGGGAAGAATCTGAACGACAACTACGAGGTCTGATTTTCCCCTCCCTCAGAACAACAAAGGGGTTGCGCCTGGTTGAAATACACCAGGTGCGTTTTTTGTATAATTAGAGTATGGACATTAACAGAAAACAGTTTTTGGGTTCGTTGTTCGCTGGCGCTGCATTCAGTTGCCTTCCAGCTTTTGCCACCAACAAGATGGTCGAATCTGAACCGACCGAGTTCGAAAAGTGCCGGAACGACATTCTCTATTTCGTGGACAACTACCTTGAAGTGAATGACAGGTTGCATGGCAAGTTGAAGATGTCACCACAGCAAAGGGAATATCTCAAGCGCATTTCAACCGCGCCTGACTTTTTCTTTTGCGCAAAGGGACGTCAGGTTGGAATATCAACCGCCAACAACGTGTTCGCATATTGGAAAAGCATCTTTTTCGGTCCAGACCATTATGTGTTCATTGTTGAACCAAGTGTGAGGATGAAGGAAAACGTGAAGTCAATGTATTGGGATGTTTCCAATTCTGGCGCGTTCATGCCACTTTCAAACCGAGTCCATTTCATAACTCCAAGAACCATGATGACACATGATTTGACCAACGAGAACAATACATACATTCTTGACGAATTTGACTGTTGGAATGAATATAACCTTGACAGGTTGAGCAAACAGTATTTGAATTTGTTTCTTGGTGGGTTGCTCTTCAAACACGCATATCCAAATGATTTCAAGGGAACACTATCAAAGTTCATAGTGCCGTCCGCAATATGCTCGTATGACAATATATTCGTCACGCTACTGAGAAATGCTGACGATAGCAGGAAACTGGCTCTTCCAAGTCCAATGAGGGGACTTAAAGCATGATGTGTTATGGGACAGAAGGGATTTGAAAAGCCGACGATAGACAAGTTCGAGAACCTTGATTTGGGAAAACCAAAGCCACAAGGTCCACAACTTGCATCCAACAACCTTCTGCCCAGCAAAAAGGGAACAGAGGAACTTGCCTCAATCAAGAAGGCTGGCGAGAAGGAAATACTTACGCCATAGCAGTTCAAGGAACTGGCAAAGGAAGTAAAGAAATGCAGGAACGATGTCCTGTATTTTTGCCGCAAGTATTTCAAGATTGTGTCGTTGAAGGATGGTCTTATCACCCTTGACCCATATCCAAAGCAGGCAGAACTTCTGAAGTTCATTTAGGACAACAACAGAGCCATAGTGTGCGCGTCACGTTAGGTTGGTAAGACAACGATTTACACCGTGTTCATTCTGTGGTATGCCATGTATCATCCTGACAAGCGGGTGATGATTTGTGGAAACCAGTTGGGAATCGCAATTGAAATCATGGACAGAATCAGGCTTGGGTATGAATACTGTCCATCTGCCATAAAGATAGGAGTTACAACGTACAATAAGCAGTGCATTGAGTTCGAGAACAATTCCACAATCAGATGCTTCGCAACTGGTTCAAGTAGCACCCGTGGCTTCTCGGCGAATCTGTTGGTGCTTGATGAGGCCGCATTCATTCCAAAGCACGTTGCTGACGAGTTCATGGCTTCCGTGTTTCCGGTGCTTTCGTCCTCCAAGGACTCAAAGGCAATCATGGTGTCAACGCCAAACGGGACATACAACAATCTGTTCTACGACACATGGCAACAGGCAACTGACCCCAACATTGAGTCCACTGAGAACTGGAAAGCGTTCCGATTCCTCTGGTATGACGTTCCTGGGAGAGACGAAGAATGGAAACGGCAGCAGATTGCCACGATTGGAATGAACCGCTGGCTTCAGGAATTTGAGTGCGAGTTCAAGTCCGCAGGGGATGCATCCCTTGTTCCATCAGACGACATTGAGCATTTCAGAATCAACCTTAAGAACTATCCAGAGCCTGCCAAGTTGAATCTGTCAAAGAACCCCGAGAAGGACATCTTCGCGTATTTCTGGAAGCCGTTCGATCCAACAAGGGTGTATGCTGGTTCTGGGGACATCTCTGAGGGAACTGGAAACGACTCTTCCGTGATGTTCATCTGGGACGTGACCGAGGTGAGGAACATCCAGCTTGTTGCGCGTATGTCATGTTCAAAGGCAACCTTGGTTGATTTCGGCTACGCCACATACGAGTTCATGAAACTGTATGGCTTTCCCCCATTGATATTCGAGAACAACGGCGTGGGCGCTGGGTTCGTTGACATCATGCTTGACACCTACCAGTACCCAAAGTACAGAATGTTCTACGAGCAGGCAATTTCCCCAACGGGAAAGTATGGCGAGCTGACCTATGGCGTGAAGTCAAAGAACAAGACCAAGCTTGAAGCCTGCATGTTCACGAACGAACTGATAACCACAGAGGAAATCAACATATCAATCCCAGACGAGTTGTTGGTGAACGAAATGGGAACTTTTGTCAGGAAGAACACAAGCAATTCAATAACGTTCGCGGCAAAGGACAAATGCCATGACGACTACATGCTCTCATGGATATGGGGGATGTACCTTCTGTTCCCTGACACAATCCAGCAGCACTATGCGGTTGTCAAGGCGTTCAAGACGAAGATGGACAGGGTTCTGCCAGACGTAATCCAGTACAGCACGCCCCTTGACAAGAGCATGGCTGACGAAATACTGAATTCAGAGGCGCACAAGAGCATTGTGTCTCAGTTGGGCAACCTTGAGGAATACAAGCCTGTGAAGATTGGGCATTCTGAAAGGGACATCCCAGACGATGAGCTGTTCTATGGCAACAGACAATGGGGACATGGAATGAACAGACAGTTTTTCGCGGTGAACCAGTCATTTGACTTCATGAATGGGACTGATTGGGAAGATTAGGACGAGGATTATAACGTCTTGACCGAGTTTTAACATATAATTGAGATATATGGATATGATGTTCAGATTGACAAAGAAAATTGCACCATACCTCGCCATTGCAACAGGCGTGGTTGGATGCGTGTATACAATCATGTTCCCCGTTGGTATTGTCAATGCATATCTGGCTGGATTGACAATAGCCCTTTACGAGTTTTCAAGATAACAAAAAAAATGGACACATATTTTACTGTCCATCTATTTCATTGTTGGGTTGTTGCGTAAAATCAATAACCCATGTCTTCGTCATCGTCAGGGAGAAGGTCGTTCATTCTCGCCATGTCCTCAACTTCGTCTTCTGACATATAGGAAAGGCAAGCCTTTGCGATTGTCTCCCAGAAATTTGGATATGCTTCGGCATAATCGAGAAGTTCGTTGGTGCATTTTCTCACTGAAGACTCATTTACCTTCCTGCTTTCCCTTTTGATTCCCTTTGACATTGGGTAGTCGTGTTCCTTTGGATATTCAGCTATTGTCAGGTTCTCGGCCCAGATGTAGTGAGCCTGTTCAGCACCTTCCATTGTAGCGTCAACCCAAATGAAAGCCTCTTGAAATTCCGGAGTGTCTTCTGGATAGAAGTCATCGTCATATCCCATTTCTGTGGCGCTGATATGATCTTGTTCTATTTCATCCAACAGATTTTTGGCGCATTCGTCTGCCGCTTCCAATGTTTCAGGGTCGTGTTTCTCAATGTACGCCACCACGTAGTTCAGAGCCTCCTCTTCGTTGAATGCGTATGCGTTGTAGCAATCCAACTGATAGCCTGAACCCCACCACAGTTTCACGATGTACAGCTTGTCTCCATCAGATTCGGAGTTCACGAGCGTCAAGTCTTCATCCTCAAGATCCCATCCATTGACTTCGTTGACCTGGCTCTGTTCCAATGGCCAAAGTTCCCCGAATATCTCCTCGTCTGAAATCCACTGGAAACTCGCATCGCCCCACTTCTCACCTTCGTTCTCCTCCCCACCAATCTTGTTGACCAAAAGTTCAAGGTCGTTTTCAATGTTGTCGTACTTGGGGTCCGTTGAATCATCCCCTTCTGGAATTCCAACGTAAATCTCTATGTGCTGTTCCTCGCCAGGATTGTGCCAGTTGCATCCACATGTGACTTCCAGTCCATTCTTCGCACAGAACTCTTCAATTTCGTCTGGAATGTACTTGCACAGAAGTTTCTCCTGTTCTGTAACTGGAACATCTGTGTCGGAATCGTGCCTATGGATGGCACTTTCCTTGTGCAGTCTTCTCTCAAGTCTTTTCATTTTCATTTTACCCTTCTTTAAGGTTGTTTCGCATAGTCTATTTACAATCGTTTGGCGAAAAATGAGTTTTCTTTTGGTTTCATGTATAATTCCAAATATGGAAGAATGGGTAAAATAGCGAAGCGATGAGGAATGGAAGTGGGTTGTTGGCGAGATATTCAAGAAGCCTGACTTCGATAAGGTTGCCAAGGAAATGAAGGGGCTGCACGATGGAACCAAGAACAGGTTCACCAAGGTTGCCATGTCAAATGTCTCCCAGTACTATTTCTTCGAGGAGCGGACAAAGGTCAAGATTGGGAAGTTCCCATTCCACCAGATAGTGGAGAACAAGCAGTCATATGAAGAGGTTGCCGAATTGGCGTACAGATACTTCAACAAGAACCCTGTCGGCTACACTTTCGACAACTGGCTCAAAAGATATGTGCGGGATGTTGGAAGGTTGTTCAAGACCTATGGCATCCCCTCGCAGTTTCCATTCTCCCAAGCTTTTTAGCTTTACCAGCAGCACAACGTGAATGGGAAGGTCTTCGACTATTGCTGTGGATGGGGGAACAGACTTCTCGCGGCGATGTGCAACGACCTTGACTATACGGGAGTTGACACGAATCCTGCCCTTGTGGAGAAGCTGAAAGAAATGGCAGTTGACTTCAACAAGGTTAACAGCCTCAACCTCAACGTGGATGTCAGATGCCAGGGAAGCGAGGAACACAATCCAGAATGGGACAACAAGTTCGGTCTGTGCTTCTCAAGCCCACCATATTTCGACCTTGAACTCTACAATGGCGAGAACACCTCAACCACGAAGTTTCCAGAATATCGGCAGTGGCTTGAAGGGTACTTGAATCCAACAATTCTCAACTGCAGGGACTATCTCATCCAGGGTGGGCGTTTCATCATGTCAATCAAGAACATGGGAAGCAGGAAGATGTACGATGAGGCTATGAAGATGTGCCTGGATTCAGGAATGCATCTTCTTGACGAGCAAAGTCTTCCTGTCACAAGAAGGACCGGGTCAAAGGGTCAAAAGGAGAAAGGTCTGCAAGCCAGCAACGAGAAGATGCTTGTTTTCCAGAAGGTCTGACAGTTTACCCAATCCAATTCTTGTTGTATAATTCAATGGGTATTTGGATATGGTAAAGATTGACTACACTGTTGGATTTGACGTACAGAAGATACGCGACATCATTGAGCCGAACGATGGCTATTGCTGGGTCTACTACGATCCCCTGGGGATGAACCCAAAGATTGACGA